ATAAAACAACAATTTTATCTCAATTTAGTAGAGAGTTCCCTAAAATATGCTAAAATACCTTAAGGGTAAAAATTGGAAGGGGCGGTAGTCAATGGTTAAGAATAGAAATTTAGAAGCATTAAATTTATCTGAGGAGATACTACGTAATTTTGAATTGAATGAGATACCTACTCAGCATATTGTTTTAAAATGTTTAAGATTAGCACGTCTAATCAATGATTTCAATGCAGTTGAGTGGTTAAAATATGAAGCTAATGGCTTTGCAATAAATGAAGAAGGTTACTTAACTAGTGAAGCTTGGGAAGCTTGCGCAAGGTCTGGAAGGCGTTTTTTTACAGATGATCCAAAAAGTAAAGCCAAAAAACCTAAGAAAGTTGAAAAAGCCTTCACCGAAACAATTGCTGTTATGGAAGCGACAGTTGAAGCCTCAAAAGCTCGAATGAATGTAGCATATGACAGAGATATATCAATATCTTCTCAATCAACTATTTCACCCTTTATACCTCCTGGTAATTCAGCTGAGCGAAAAAACTTAGCTAATGCTATACGAGAATTTACCCGGAAAATTGAAAAGGTAAAGTCTAGATTGTATGAGTACGTATTCAATTTAAATCATGAGTTGAAATTTGGAGAGATAACAGAGGATATTTTCAAACGAAAACGTAAAACTGTTGACACTGTTCTAAAAGAAATCTGCCCTGAGGCAATTCAAAAATTTATTTCAGTATACGAAAACCTTAATTCAACTAATGATGAAGATTGGGCAAATGCAGTACATACCTGTAGAAGAATTATTAAAGAGGTTGCTGATTCTCTTTATCCACCATCAGACGAGCCTATTTCACTGTCTGGGGGAAAAATCATTAAAATTGGTGAAGATCAATATATAAATCGATTAATACAATATATTGATAGTAAGTCAACAAGTGAAAAATTTTCGTCCATTGTTGGATCACATTTAAAATTTATTGGTGAAAGGTTAGATGGTGTGCACGAGGCTGCAAACAAAGGAACTCATGCAGAAGTGACGCTCGATGAAGCAGAAAGGTACATTATCTATACTTATTTAGTTATCGGTGATATTTTATCTCTTTAAATTCAAGAAATGCAGTCATTTGGTAGATAACTATTAATTATGTAACCCCACCACAATTAAACATGTTCTAACGTGATTTAAGGAAAGGTCAAGGCAGATTGAAAGCCTTGGCCATTACTACAAATTTAATGATCATTATAAGTGATCAAAATTGAGGTGATAACAATGATTAAATCTAATTTAAAGCCCATAATAGACCAAAGAAAGATCAGTATCCGGAAACTTTCCAGGGATATTGATCACGAGTATCCGACTGTTAGAAAGCTTTACAATGACGAAATGGAGCGGTATCCAAGAGAGCTGTTAGATAAAGTCTGTACATACCTAAACATCAAGTTGCAGGAATTGCTGATATTCGAAAAAGGTCATAATCATATCGATCGCTTAGGATGAAAATGGTATACTAAAGTTACAAGGATAGGAAGTAATTACAAGTTTTCTAGGTCTACATAAAATCGTACTTTTATAGGGAATAGGAGAGGTTATAATGCAAAATACAGTAAAAGTAACTTTCAATGTAAACGGTGTAGAAATCAAAACAGATGCGGGTGTACCACAAATGCCTAATGGCATTAATGCAGATAATATGATTGTTTTACATGCTAAAAGCAATTTGAAGAAAAATCTTGGAATTGATATTTATGAGGTTATGAATGCAGAACACTATGATGACATTGAACATCTCGTAACTATTGACAAATCAGGCTATACTCAAGGTGTTTAAATAAAATCATTCTTTTAACGGAATAAGGGAGAGATTAAAATTGGAAGAAATACAAATAGAAAATTTAAAATTTCATGTGCAAAACGATAACAAAAATAGCGGTATAAACATAACCGTCCTTCCAGATCTAGTTGAAAAAATAAAAAATAAAAAAAACGAATTAGGGGATGACAGTTTTAGTCTTTTGTGGAATAAACTTTATTTTGGAATAAATCATCGTCAACAAATGTTCGAGGTTTTATTTAATACCTTTGAAGATCTTTTTTTAAAGGAGGATAAAGTAATTAATGATCATCTGACATTACAAGCATTATATTGCGATATGATTATTCGATTAGGAACTATGCTTGAAGATTTTGCTGGGATCTGTCACGCCTGTAAGGAATACAACGTTAATAGTAAAGATATTGCAGAGGTCTTTTTAGCTTACAAAGATCCGAAAAGTTTCTACTATTCTGCGGTGTCAAATTCAAGAATGATTAAACGGGTATTTAAGTTACCTGAATCTAAAGGAGATTTAAATAAAACATTTAATAAACTAACAAACGAAGAAACAGAGGTTCTGTGGAAAGGGGTTCAAGCCACAACTAAATATATCACCTCGCTTATAAAAGATATCTCAACTGCTGTAATCCCAGAAGAAAAACATGATTTTACCTATTTTGATTTTTATAATAAATTGAAACATGGATTTGCACCAATTTATCCTTTTGCAGAACCTAATATTCTAACATTTAGAACACAAAAAGAATTAAGTTACCACGAACTTATTGAAAAAACAATGGATACAGTATATATAATGCATGATAAACTGGCAGGTCAACGGTCTTCAGAAGAAAAAGACAAATTTGAAAGCTCACAACTTGCAACCCCTATAATTACAGCCAGTGAGGAAGTTAATTTAGAAACTGTTAAGAGAATTTCAGGGATTGTTAATTTAATATCCGAGATGTATCGGAGATTGGTAAACAGTTATATGGATGACACTCTACAGCTTTCAGTACCCCAAGATGCTATTACACCTGAAGAATACAATATAATTCGTAATATTGTTGAGGACTATAAGAGATATATTTGATCTTCATTATAATCATTTCTAATTAATAAATTTTAAAGAGAAGCAGGGGGCAATAATGTTAAAAATGATTACTGTTTGGTATAAGTATTACGATGATAATGACCCTAAATTAAACCATATTGAAGACGGCTGGTCAAAGAATGAGTACCCAAAACCAATTAAATCATCGTTTGCAGATCAAGAAGCTTGGAGAAAAAGCGAGTGGGAGAGAAAATATGCATATCTTGATGAAAAATCTAGAGTAGTTGATGCGACTAAGGCTATTTGGCTTAAGTAAAGTTTTGTATTAATAAGGTTTTTTGAAGACAGGAGGATAGACTTTTGCTACCTAATAGATTGTTAAACAGTTATGTTTATACTCTAATAATCTCTAGTTTATCATTTGGTCTAATCTTTGGTCTGTATATGTTTGCTTACTCTGGTTTTATGGCAATCGCATTAGTCACTATTGGTATCATAGGATTTTATGCTTTAATCACTTACTTGGTATTTGCTGTCCCTTTGCAAGTGTGGCTTAGAAGAAGGCCCAGAAAATTCAGTTTGAACAATTTTTTAATTTATATTGCAGTAGCCTTTTTAGCTGTGTTTTTGTTCTGGACTGTTGATTATCCGCCAAATGCTCTTACTGTATTCAGAAGCTTAAATTATTACATTATGAGTATTGTTGCAGGTCTTATTTATTGGTTTTGGGACTCCATATTCCTACGAAATTAACACATTAAATTAAATCATGAATTTCACAACGTTTACAACAAGTAAGAAGGCTGCTGATCCAAACAGTAAATATCCAGACAGTTTTTGTTTGCTTAATATCGCTTCAACTCCGACTACTGATAAAAGGGCTGCAACAAACAATTGAACTACCAGCAACAATAATTCATTTTGATTAAACAGAGAGTATACGCACAAGACTAATGCAATGCAAGAAACCGAAATTTTTGCAACTTTTAGCAATGTATCACTCCTTATACAGTCATGCATTAACATAACACATTACGTGTCTTAATCCGAGAGCATAAAGAATCAAGATAAAAGAAGTGTTTTAAACAAAAAGAGCATTAATCTAAATGCTCTTTTTCATACCGCAACGCCGGCATTCACGTAAGAATATTCCACTCTTCACAGAGCTTTTGAACAAAGTGTAATCACAATTGTCGCAGCGACCGTATTTTACATCTGGATATTCTTTGTAATCATAAACGATTGAAGTATCATACCCATTTGTTTCGAATTTCTCTTCCATTTGATCACCTACAAAATTTATTCAACATACTCAAGAATAGCAAATTTCGTTCGATATAGGGAGGGAACAAATGATTGGTTTAGCTTATTTTTTAATTATTTGGCTTGGAGTTGGATTGTTGACTAGCATGAAGTTTATTTTTGTTGATCAGGTTTATGATGAAAAGTTTAAAGAACTCATGGATTAAGAAACAGCAGCGGGCATGGAAAGGAATTTGGCCAGCCTGTTTTTCAAAAAAAAGCTTAACGTTATTGCTTTTTTCATGTTAATTGGCATACTGCCATTGGCAATGAGGATTACAAAATTATTTAAAAGAGGTTGATTTATGCCTTTGCTTGATTATTTTTATGTACTGCAGTTTGAAAACAAGGAATACTTCAAATCATTTAAATTAGATGAGGACGGCTATTTGACATCTAGCAACCTCCACGGCGCTTCTAAATTGCAAACAATGTATGAAGTCATTGAGGTAGCAAGTGAGCTCAAAACAAAGTGTAATGTCCAATGTGAGGTAAGGGAAATCCAAGTCATAAAACGTTAGGGGTGCTCAGGTGTATTGGATAGAGTGGATTGAAGGTGGGGAAAAGAAGAGCATTGTTGCTGAAGGATGGATTGAATGGGCTGCTATACTTGAAGACTTGTATCAAAAGCGATTTGAGTATGTGGAATGGAAGCGGCTTTGAAAAGGGGGAAAAATGCCATTAAAAATTTGGTTTTATTGTCCAGTTTTTTAGGGATTATGCTATCAATTATTGGGCAATTATTTGGAGTCCTAACAGATTTCTTTATTCCAGGTATCGCCCGGCTTATGGGGGTTTTAGCTGGACTCCTAATATTACTTTGCTTTAAGTCAAGAAACACAGAAATGCAGACATTTATTGTGAGCTTAAGTACTGCACTAGGAATAATAGGTGCAGGGATTTTATATCTTCCAGCAGCTATTGTCAATGTCTTAATTGGCTTCAAACTAAACAAAAAGTTAAAAGAAGAAAACACTAAGGAGCAGATCTGAATAGACTGCTTTTTGTTTAGTGTGACCATGGAAAATTGTAGTATAATAGTAATAAAATAATCATTTTATTTAAAGAAGAGTATACTCAATTTTAAAAGGGGCGTAAAAATTTTGTCTCTTATACTAGACCCAGTTTCAAAAAATAGGAAGTATAGAGAATTAGTTCACCAACGGAAACAATGTACTTTATGTCAAGGAGTTAAAAACCCAGCTGTGATTTTAGATGGAAGATATGACTCAAATCACATTAATCCTTGGACTAGATGGTGTGGCAATTTAAATGCTAAGGTGATGGTTGTAGGTCAAGATTGGGGTCATGTTGAGGCATTTATTAGAAACAAAGGACAAGTTAATCCGTTAAATACAACAAACAATAAACTAATTGAAATGCTATCCCTTATTGGTGTTAAGGTGGAAGATACTTACTTGACAAATGCAATACTTTGTATGAAAGAAACAAAAAATTTGTCCGGGAAAACAAAATCTGCTTGGTATAGAAATTGCGGTGAACATTTTTTAAAAAGGGAAATTAAAATTGTTAACCCTAAAATCATTATTACCTTAGGAGTAAAAGCCTTTAGGACTGTTAAAAGAGTATATAACATAAAATGCTCAAATTATTTAAGAGATGTGGTGAAATATGAGGAACCAATAATGATAAATGAGGCAAAGTGGTTTCCTGTTTATCATATTGGAAAATTGGCACAAAGCTCAAGACCCTTAGATAAACAAAGACAAGATTGGGTTCGAATAAAGAACTTTGTTTGAATGAAATTAGTTAAAAGAATCAAACTGTCCAATTGAAGGGGGAAATATCTTGAAAGATAGATCTTTAAAAGAAGAGGTTAGATATATAGAGTATAGCTTAAACGAAGGTAAAATTGAATCTGTGCCTATTGTTCTTCATGAAGATATTGTTACTTATGACATCAGTAAGATAGGGCAATTACAGGCAAAAATTCCAGATGGTAACTTGTCTACTATGCTATCTGAACATTTAAAAGAAAAACACAATTGCATGATCGAGATAAAAACTGATGAAGATCATTCATTTTGTACATCCATTGAGGTAGATAATAAACTTAATACAATAATGATTACCTTAGATCGTAAAAAACAAATCTAAAAAAAAAGTTGTGTTTTAAAGTGAATTTATTTGGATTCAATGATATTGGTTCTGAGAAAGTGCGAAACCAGGAGTTTGATTTGCATTATCACCTTGGTATAAGCAAAGCGGAGGTTAAAGAGTTGCTAGATAAATTCTCTGGCTCTCCAAAGATGGAATTAAAAAGAACAGTATTTTATCTTTACCAGCAATTTTTGTAGTGGAAGTCATCGCTTGATTTATACAAATAGTTAAATATTAAGGAGAGTTGAAAATGACTACTGATCATATAACAAAAAAGCGTCTTAAGACTCTGGAAAAAGAAAACGAGTCATTTAAGACACTTTTGCTTGAGTTTATTGGGTATGAAGACGAATGGTTACTGACTAAACAAGGGTTAAAAAAGAATTACAAAAAAGACTATTTAATTGAACATATTCAATACCAAAGAAAGCTTATAAGAGAGCTTTATAACAAATTAGATGATAAAGCACAAGAAGAACTTAAAATAAAGGTGGAAAGCTGTATTTGGCCAATTATGCACAATGAGGGTTAATCCTCATTGTGTCTCGATAAAATAGGAATTTTAAAGAGAATACAAATACAAAAAATATGTATAAAATAATTGACTCGTAATGTGATCTATAGTATTATTAAGTTAACCAATAAAGACAACAAAAAGAAATGAGGGGAAATAATGGAGTTAATAAGGATAGCTATGAAGAAAGACTTGGAAAATGACAACTCTTTAATGAATAAATGGGCAACAGTAGCTGGCCTTAAAAACCCCAATCCTCTTTATGACTTCTTAAACCATGATGGGAAAACATTTAATGAATTTTCTTCAATAGTCAACATTGTTAAGAGTCAGTATCCAGACCGTGAATATGAATTAATGAAAGATTACTGTTTTAACCTAGATGTTAAGACAAAGGCAGCTAGAAGTGCATTGGAGTATGCTGATGCAAATATGTTTTTTGAAATAGAAGATGTTTTAATAGATTCAATGATTTCTTGCAGCAATATGAAAAGTAAAGAATATGGAAAAGTGTATAAAATACATAGAGAACTGTCTAACAGTGTTATTACTGAATTTGAGGCAGTGAAAAGACTCGGCAAATTAAATATAAAAACACCTGAAATGAATTCTTTCTCAAGACTCTTGCTGCTTTATCATTATTTAAGCACTGGTAACTTTTCTCCGATGGCCCAACTTATAAAACAAATTGACCTAAGTGAGATTTCTGAGAACATGTACATTAGAAATACATATCAAACAAGAGTTCATGTTCTAATGTCTAATATAAAGTTAAATGAAAATTCATTAGAGGAGTGCAGAGAGTACTCTAAAAAGGCATTGGAAAGTACAAATATCCTGAGATTTCAGGTTTTCAGCTACTTAACTATTGGCAACTCTCTATTATTTTCGAATTATGAATTGGCTCAAGAAAACTTTTTAAAAGGGCTAAGCGTTTCTGTTCAAAATGAAAATTACAACATGATTTTCCAGCAGGCTTTGTGCTTCTTAAATAATGTATGGCGCAAAGAAAATAAGTGGATTAATTTTGAAGCTGATTCAATTATGGATTTGCAGGAGCAAGCTCATTGTTTTATCAACTTTAATGAAAATTCCAAAGCAAAAGAAGTTTTGGATAAACTAGATCTTTTAGTTCACAACGATAATGAGCTTGCAATGCATTATTATTTGAAAGGAAGACTCGAACAAAATAAAGCATGTTTCTATTCTTCAATCGAGTATTTTAAAAAGTCTAATGACAAATTCCTTATTAGGCTGCCACTGTTAGAACTGCAAAAGATGGGTGAAAATCAAAAACTTTTAGAATTACTTTTACTTTAAAGGAGGTGAGACAATGAAAAAACTTATTATGGCTTTAGTTATCTTGGGCGCACTAGGCACTTCTTACATAAGTGCAGATTCTTCAATCCAACAAGCTTCAGGTGATTATGAGGTTGCTGGAATGCCACGTGGAGCATAAAATCCATTGACACATAAAGTTATTAGTATTATTATTTATTTAATTAAATTAAACAGAGAAAAGGAAGACGTTTGGCTCTTTTGAGCTAAGCGTCTTTTGTAGTTTTAAGGCCATCACTTAAATATTAGGTTTTAATAACATCTAGTGATCAACTTCAAATACATACACCCTAATTAAATGAAATGCATTACAAAGCAGCACATTCGCAAAAAAAAATTGCGTAGAATGTGCTATTTGTCGTTAAAAAAATCTTTACTTCCCTTTTGTAATGCATTACAATTGCTATAGATGCAAAAGATAAAAAATATGTATATAGGAGGTTGGTGGTATGTCCGCAATTAGTTACTTAAAAAACAGTATGACAATGCATAAAACCATTTACCAAAAGAAAGTTGAAAGCTTAGTTAAAAATGATTTGTTTTTTCATGAAAAAAGCATTGAAAAGTCAAAAATAATGAAGAATGAAAATGTTCGAAAACAACTAACTAAAGGATACATGAAATTGCTAAGCGAATACAAGGAGGATTAATGATGCATGTTGTAGAACTTAGGTCTACAAATCATAAAGATATTGATGCCGATTTTGTTTTAAGTGCTAAACAAACTTACATAGAGAATGTACTAAACATTAGGAAAATGATTGTTAATGCAAAAACTGAAGATGATCTACATGGTGCAAAAATAGAGATAGCAGCATTATTAAAAGATCTAAATAGAGTATTATTAGGTGGAGATGGATTAAAAAGAAGCATTGAAAATAATCCGCATTTTATATCCCTAATACATTTTGTGAAGAATTTAAAACGACACATTGCAATTGAATTTGAAGAGTTTATTTATCAACCATAACATATACGCACTGCAGTCTATAGTATACATAAAAAGTAGGAGGTTGACATGTCAGAGCGAATAAAACAGCTATTGGTCAAACGTGGCATCACAATAGAGGAATTGTCGAGGGAGACAATGATTGATATTCAAAAATTAAACAAAATCATTGAAATGCCAGATGAATCAGATGTTACAACCATAAAGCTTATCGCTCTGGTATTGAATGTCTCTATTGATGAGCTATTGGATGAGAAAGGAGGAGAAGATAATGCAAAATAAAGTTAAACAATTAAAAAATTATGCGGTTTACGATGATATCGAGGGCTTTTTAATCAATAAAGATATAAGAAGTAGCTCAGGGAATTCTAACTATATGATGCCTTCATCAACTAGAAGGGTGTCGAACACCAGAAAGAATTATGAAGGGGATATTAAGCAGTTCTTTAGTGTGATTAAAGGTAAAGATGTCAAAAGTTTAGTTCCCGATGATTTAGTTGTAAGTAAAAGCGAATTAAGCAACTATGTGAAGTATCTTCAGGAAAAGGGATTAGTTAATAATAGTATTAACAGAAAAATGACCTCCCTGAAGATGCTCTATACATATTTGGAGCATGATTATAAGGACTATATTGACTTGTCGGTGTTTAATACTGTCGAAAGGCTTAAAACAGTAACTAAAAACTGGGATAAAACAACCCAGACAGAAGCCGAAAGAATCGCTCAGGATATGTATATAAATGAAAGACAGAAACCTTTAATGAAAAAGCTGTTTGTTAAATTCGCCATCAGAACTTCTTTTCGTGTAAGTGCGATTTTGCGAGTAAGATGGAAAGACATACAGCTTGATGAAAGTACAGGCCATTATATAGTAACAGTTATTGATAAAGGATCTCAGGTTGTGTCTACAGGCATTAACCAGGTATTTTATGAGGAATTGTTGCAGCTGAAGGAAGAGGATGACAGCGAAACTGAATTGGTTTTTCAGGGTCTTTCGGAACAATCTTTACGACACTCCTTAAAAAGGTCGAAAAAAAGGTTAGGAATACCTCCTGAAAGAGAATTAGTCTTACACTCATTTAAGGGTGTAGGAATTGACTATGTCTATGAGAATTCTGGTCACGATTTACTTGCAGCAAAAGAACAAGGAAATCATAAAAACACATTAACAACAGAGAGATATATGAGCAGAAAGATTAACATAGCGAACTCTGCTGGTGTAACAATGGATGAAAAAATCGATTTAAATCCACTATATGAAGCAACCCAAGAGGATTTTATTAGTTTTTTTGAAAACGCTGATCTTGTTACATTAAAAAAGTTTATAAAGCATGTAAATGAGCGATAATCATTTTTTCGGTATATTACTCAGTTCAAATGATAATTCTTCTTGATTAACCAGATTGCCTTTGGTAACTTTAAATTTAGCAACATGACATGAGGTGAAAGGCTATATGACAGTGATCTTTGATCAGTCTGCAAATGAGAAACTGCTTTCAGAAATGAAAGATGCTATCTCGAAAAATAAACACATAAGATCTTTTATTAACGATATTCAATTAGAGATGGCTAAAAATAAAATTACTCCAGGGACAACACAAAAATTAATTTATGATATAGAAAATCCAGAAGTCGAAATTTCTAAAGAATATATGTACTTTTTAGCCAAGTCCCTATACTCAGTTCTTGAAAGTGAAAGGTTTAATCCACGAAATTACTTCACAAAAACGGATATGAGAGAAATTGAAACGTTATGGGAAGGATCTGTGGAGGAAGATATAAAATTTCCGTATACATTCAAACAAGTTGTAAAGTATTCGGATGATAATTATTTCTTCCCCATCACTGCTAAAGAGTTGTTTATGCTATTTGAAAATAAGTTATTGCACTATAATCCTAATGCTCAAAGAACGAACAAAACGAAAAAACTAGAGGGCTCAGATATTGAGATACCTGTACCGCAGCTCAATAAACAATCGGTTGAAGAAATAAAGGAACTGTTCTTAGATGGGAAATTAATTAAATCAGTTTTTACGTTTAATGCACGTGTTGGAAGCGCAAGTTGTGGCGAAGAATTAAAATATGATGACGACACTATGTCGCTTACAGTGACTGAAGACACCATTTTAGACGTTTTAGACGGGTATCACCGGCTAATAGGCATTACTATGGCTATAAGACAGCATCCTGAGTTAGATCATTTGTTTGAAGAAACCTTTAAAGTGGACATCTATAACTACACTCAAAAAAGGGCGAGAGAGCATTTTGGGCAACAAAATACAATAAATCCAGTGAAGAAATCTAAAGTAGCTGAGATGAGTCAAAATGTTTATTCTAATAAAATTGTTAAGTTCATTCAGGATAATAGCATAATTGGTGATTATATAAAGACAAATGGAGACTGGATAAATCAGAATCAGAACTTACTTATAACTTTTTCTGACTTCAAAAAGGCAATTGAAAGAAGCTATTCTAAAAAAGATTTTTCTACTCAGGCAGACATCTTAAAAACTGCAAGATACCTTACATCTTTCTTTGATGCTTTAGCTACACAATATGTAGATGAGTTCTTAGGTGATATAGCAAAAGAACGGAAGAGAAGTTTTGTAAACAACTATTTGTTCTTTAATGGTTATGTGGGATTAGCTAAGAAATTGCAATTAGATGGGGTAAGCCTGGACGAGTTGGAAAGTAAGATTACTGATGTTTTAGGCTCTATAGACTTTAGTAAGAAAAATAAGTTGTGGGATGAATTAGGTGTAGTAGACAAGAATGGAAATGCTAAATCACCACAAAAGATATGGAATTTCTTCAATAATTTAAAAATAGACGAGTAATTACTTAGGAGTTGTTTGTTGCAATGTTCAATAGTGAGATTAAGGAAAAATATTTAGATACCTTATCTGAGGGTATGGTTTTGCAGATGAGGCCTATTTTTGCTAAAGCAGAGATTACTGAGACTTTATATAATAAGGACATTTATGATTTCACATCAATGCAAATTTTAGAACTTATACGATCATTTGATCAAACCACTATCGGTAGTGTTCGGAGAACCTTAGCATTATTGTCATTGTATATTGATTGGGCAATTTCATATAAGTTAAGTAAAGGATTAACCAATTTAGCAAGAACTATTTCAGAAGAAGAGCTTTATGAGTGTCTTGGGGATAAAAAATTATATATTACCTATAGTAAATTAGAAGAAATGGAAAGTCAATTAGTTAATTATCAATCAAAGGCTGTATTAAGGCTGTTGTTTGAAGGGGTTTCAGGTTTAGCTCATTCTGAATTGCTAAGTTTAACGAAAAAGCAAGTTGAGGATGCGATGCTAAATGGTAACGTTTTAACCCTCTATGATTCAAAGCACGGTGAACGAAAACTAAAAGTTAGTAGTGAATGTCTTGTTATTGCCTTAAATGCAGCTCAGGAAACTAAATATAAATTAAAGAATGGGAAGGCAAAAGGCCAAACAAAAGAAGTCTTTTTAGTTGAAAATGATTATGTAGTTAAAACAAAAAGAACGTCCAACAAAGGAGACGGCCAAGCAAGTAAATTTGTCATAACTAATCTAATTACTGATATATCTGAGTTCTTTAAAATTAACTTTTTAACACCAAATACTATTGTTAGATCTGGTCATTTGTATAGAGCATATCAGCTTTATAAAGAAAAAGGGGTTATTGATAACTCTGTAAGGTATCAGATTATAGATGACTTTAATTTAAGAGTGAAATCCAAATATCGAGCAGTTTATTCAATGCAAGATTATATTAATGAGGAAGAAGTTAATAAATATTACGCAGAAGAACTAGGTCTAAAAGAGACGACCATTTAAATATGAAATCCATTTGACTATTTTGGTTAAATGGATTTTTCTTTTATCTCAAAAAATTGTGAAAAAATTCGCATTTCGACAAAAATAGACAAAATAATCACTTTAAATACATGTTTAAATGTAGTAAGATGGTCATGTAAACCATATGGTTTACTAAGGAGGAGACCAAGACCAAAGTCTTAGTCGTTTCAATGCCTTTCAACCTTGAATTCATAGAGGTCTTCGACATTACAATCTAAAGCAGCAGCAATTCTTTTTGCAGTTCGAATAGACATATCTACTTTAACTAATCGATTATAGTCGCTCAGCTGCTGTTTCTTAATCCCAGTTATCTCTGAAAGTTCATTGATTGTAATGTCTTTCTTTCTACATAATTCAGGTATCAAGCATTGCCCGATCTCAACTTTAATCATAATCGGACATCCTCCTGCGTTCTGTTATGGAAAGACATAATACATATCATACCATACGAAGCCGATAAATAACCACTAGCATAACACCTACTTTCTATGTATAATGATTATACAAAACAGAACGCACGTTCCCTTAACACCTTAAGGGTTTATCACAGAAAATTGAACATAGGAGAATGAGGATGGCAGGTTATTTAAACAATATTGAACTGAATCTGGAGATTGTACTCAAAAACAAAGCAGATAGTCCAGAAGTCTCTGAAACATTGGTAACCAGGATTTGTGAAAATTTACTTTTATCTAAAGAAGTCTCGTTTTTAAAAGCTGACGGATCAGTTGAAAATTTTAAATTAAGTGATATGGAATATGAAATAACAAATACAGAAGAATTGCCTGAGTAAAAATAAAAAAAAGAAAGACTCCATTAAACATAATGTAATCAGCAGCAAGAGGAGAATGAAGGTATTGTTTTGAATATATTTGTTGATCAAGATAATTACAAAGAGGTTAGTCTGAAACTTACAAAAAAATTGCTGACTTCAGAACATTATCAATTCCTACTTGGTTTCAAGGGAGAGAAATTAGATGTTACAATTTCAGTTACACCACAAAGCCTCGTTAAGCTTAGGGATGACATCAATGAATTGATCTTTATGTTCTCAGATTAAAATTAGATTCGGTCACATAAATTGGCCGAATCTAATTGACAGATATTAAATGATGGGTTATAGTTTAATCAAATACAAATAATATGTATATAGGAGATGATAAAAGGAGCTATGTTGCTTGATGAAAAGCTCGATAAATTAATGAAAACGATTCTGCGATTAAAAGCATACAAAGAAGAGGAAAATTTACGAAGAGTCATCGGAGAATTTCATTCAATAATTGATTATGCTTACGAGGGGATGTATATAGCTGAAGATATGTTAAGAGAAGAAGAAAGTAAGGGCAAAGAAGTAAGTACATATTGAATTGTGTAATTTTCACTAAGGAAACAAAATTAAAATTAGTGGATAAAATGTAAGTTTTATCAAGATTCAGATAAGGGGGATATATGTTGAAAGAAATAAATATGATTGAACGTTCTTTTTGTGGAAGTGGAGGATGTATGAGTTGTCCCTTCTCGCACAGTGATGAAGCTGAAATGGCTCAAAATTATGGATGTTTGCCCACACCCCAGCAAATTGTAGAGATGAAGGAAAAGAGTGGACATAATTGGGCTTGTCATAGCGATGAGACGGTTTTGTGTGGAGGTTTCGCTAAATATATAAAAAGAAATAGACCTGATTTAAACATTAATGAAGGGCAGTTAATTTCATATGAAACTTGGAGTCATGAAGGTGAAGCCAAAGCCATACAGGAAGCAAATACAAAGGAACTCCGGCAGACCCAGGAAAAAATTCAGCGACTTACAAATGAGAATGACAGGTTAAGAAAAGCCTTTCATTTGTTCGTAAATATGAAAACAGTTAGAATGGCACCTGAGTTAGTAATCCAAAGATATTCCCGATATGCAAAGGAACTTCTTGAAGGAAAAGCATTGGAGGAGGATGCACAATGAACACAGCATACAGAGTTTGGGACGGCGAGCAGATGTATCATTACGGCGATGAAGGCATATGCCTTTCCATCGGTGAACTTGGTTCGATTGACGGGAAAGTTTTTGGGTGGTCTTTATGGTTAGAAGGTTATGGCGTGATCGCACACAGCGGAGACGGAAAATCCGTTCTCATGTGGGGAACAGGGTTGAATGATAAGAACGGTCGTCAGATTTACGATAGGGATATGCTTATCGGTAAAGGAATGACTCACCCATTATTGGTTGAGTGGTCTGACTATTATGGTGCCTTTAGAGTTGACGAAGATACGAAATATCTTTTTCACATGCTAATAAACTATGGGCTAGCGAGATATGAACTTAAAGTCATCGGCGACGTTTATCAAAATCCCGATTTATTGGAGGGCGCGGAATGAATGACTTCCAAGAAAGAAAACAATTTTTAGAGAAGTACTATCAGGAGTTTAAGTCACTCCGAGAGATTAATCCTGCCACGTCTTTGGATGAAGCATTGTCATTTTTCTGTGTTGCATTTCCAGAAGCGGAGCCCCACAGAAACTATTTTTATCAAAGGACTTTGAAGGAGGGCGCGGAGTGAGTATGAATTCTATTAATTTGCTATTTGAAGATAATATGAAACTAAACCAAAGAGAAAAGTTCCTCAAAAATGGTATTCCATATGATGAGCTTGATACACAAATGATTAATTTAATTGATATTTTAAATTTTAAGATGGGATTGAAAACACGTCATTGTTGTTTTGGGCATAAGCCATACGAAGAAATTCAAGTGATGTTTGAAGAAGAAGTGAATTTAAAAGAAGATCAAATTCTGGAATTAGCAGAATTAGCGGGAAGAGAATGGAAAGGTCTTCAGTTAAGCTTTAACAAATGGGCGAGGTTTTCACCGTTGATGTTTAATTGGTCATTGGTGCTATCGAAAAGATTCAGAAATCCGGAAGATCCAAATAAATACCGTTACCTAAGATCAATTGAAGAATTCTTTGAAAGCTATGCTACAAAGAAGTGAATAAAAGATGCATTTTAAACAAATAAAAATCAGAAAGGTTGATAGAATTTGAGAACATTAGTGTTATTAAGAGGCTGCCCAGGAGTGGGGAAATCAACTTGGATTAAGGAAAATGGACTTGAGCAATACACTCTTTCTGCAGACAACATTAGACTGCTGTTTCAGTCGCCTGTATTAAACAAAAGTGGAAAATATGAAATCTCTCCAAAACACGACAACAAGGTGTGGGATTTATTACTAAAGTTGCTTGAAGATAGGATGGATCGCGGTGAATTCACAATTATCGATGCAACTCATTCAAAGCAAAGCATGATTTCAAGATATAAGCCACTAGCTCAAAAATATAGATACCGTGTATATGTAGTTGATTTTTCTGATGTGGATGTTCTGAGAATCTTAAAAAGAAATAAAATGAGGGCTGAACATAAACATGTTCCTGAAAGCAGTATTCTAAATATTTATGAAAGAATGACAACAGAAAAAGTGCCATCTTGGGTAACTGTTCTAAAACCAGATGAGTTTGAAAACACGATGACTTATAAGCCGAGATGTTTTGACGATTATAAAAAGATACATATTTTCGGAGATGTTCATGGGTGTAATACTGTGCTTCAAGAGTACTTAAACGGTGATTTGAATGAAAATGAACTATACATTTTTGTAGGAGATCTTATCGACAGAGGTATTGAAAATGCACAGCTGTTAGAATTCATGATCAAAATTAAAGATTATAAAAATGTGATTATTCTCGAAGGAAATCATGATAGATATATCAATATGTATGGGAATGATGAAGAAACACCTAGCAACACATTTAACAACAAAACTAAGCCAGAAATCGAACAATCCAACATTGATAAAAAAGACATTAGACAGTTGGCCAGGAAGTTTCATCAGTTAGCTTACTTTACATATAAAAACACTACATACATTGTAACTCATGGAGGAGTTTCAACCGTACCTGAAAATCTCTTGATGACCGCAACAACACAATTCATCAATGGAGTTGGAGATTATTCAGACGATATTGATTATGAATTTGCAAAAAATACGGCTGGCCAAAATGTTGTACAGATTCATGGACATAGAAACATGTACCGTTTACCTGTGTTAGCAGCAGAAAGATCTTATAACCTGGAAGGGCAAGTGGAAAGAGGAGGTCATCTTAGAGTCGTTACACTGTCTGAGAACGGAATTGAAACGCATGAAGTGAAGAATAAAGTTTTTAAACAAAGTTCAAGTGATGTGCAGAGTAATAGTGTAACTGTTGGAACAATTGATGATTTGGTTTCCCACTTACGTGATCATGAATATGTCCAAGAGAACAAGATGCCAAACAATATCTCATCATTTAATTTTACAAAGCAAGCCTTTAGAAAGAAAAAGTGGGATGAAACAAATATTAAGGCAAGGGGTTTGTTTATTAACACCCAGAATAATGAAATTGTAAGTAGAAGCTATGATAAATTTTTTAACATTGGAGAACGATCTGAAACAAGAATGCATCATCTGGTAGATACAATGAAGTTTCCTGTAACGGTGTTCGATAAGGCAAATGGATATTTAGGGACTGTGGGGTATGACTCTTTGTCAGATCAGTTGGTATTCACTTCTAAATCCTTTACATCTCAATTATCAAATGACCATGCGAAATGGGTCGAGGAGTTGTTCTTCAAGACCTTTGATGAATTTACGGTAAATGCCATTAAATATTATCTGAAGCTAAATAATGTTTCATTTGTTTTCGAAGTAATACTTCCAGAAAAAGATCCACATATCATTGAATACAATCAAGACAAACTAGTCCTCTTAGACATAGTAAAAAGACAGATGACATATGAAAAACTCCCTTACAGTGAAGTGAAAGCTACTGCAGAGTGTTTATCCATTGAGTGCAAAAAACAAGTTGCGGAGTTTAGTAACTGGACAGATTTCTATAGATGGTATCTGGACGTGTCACAAGATTTTTCAATTGAGGAAGAGGGTTATGTAATTGAAGATGCTGCTGGCTTCATGACAAAACTTAAGCTCCCTTACTATAACTTTTGGAAACAAATGAGGGGAGTAAAGCATAAGATCAGCAACAAACATGAGCATATGGTTAACACAGGAAGCCTTTACACTCCTTTGCATAATAGATTTTTTGCATGGGCTAAGACAAAGGACAGAGGGTATCTAAAATCAACTTCCATTATCAAATTGAGAAATGATTTTGAAAAAGAAACTGTGGTATTGGAAGCCAAATAAATTCTAGATAAAAGTAAAATTTTAAAGAGAAAGGAAGAGGAGAAATGATTAAAGGGATGGTTAAACATGAGCTACTTAAAACAAGTGATGGTGTTTTAAGGTTGGCTGAAGATACACTGTGTGGCGGTTTTTCTCTTGGTATTAGAACGCCTGAAGGAGCTGACTGGAGATATATTAGTGATGAACTCGGACAGTTGCTAATTAAAGAGCTTTCTGACGATCAGATAGGAGGCCTCAAGAATGAAAAATAAAATATTGGTTGTTGATTTAAAAGAAATGATTGAAAATAACATTTCACAAAGGGGAACAGATGGCACTAGATATTACCGGATCAGTAGAGATCAATTAGAAGAGATTATTGCAGCATTAGAAAACTAAATAAAATTGAAGTTTTAATTAAATACATATGAATAATCAATCCAGAAATAAGGGAAATTAAATAAAAAATTTGTGAGGAATTCTCAATGCCACGATTTATTTTGGTTTTATCCTTATTGGCTGTTGCTGTTGCCTATCCAACTCAAGTAAATGCAAGTACAATGCCTTGTAGTGTAGTAATGGAACCTGTTGATCAAAGCCTTAGAAATGCAAAAGGTGTGGCATTAATTTATAAGGTGCAATTAAACCCGCCTAGTGCTCCAAGAACCAATATAAGCATTCTTGCTGTCCATCTTCCTGCACCATCTTCTTTTGGAAATTACGACAGTTACGAAGGCTTTGCTACTAAACCAGGTGAGATTAGTTGGCGGTTTAAACTTTATCCAACTCCTGAGGAAGAGAGCCCTAGTTGGGCGGGAAGATTTGACTTAATTACAGCCAAAATAAAGAATGTTAAAGTTCAAGTACGTCTTTCTAATTCTAGAACTCAACGGTTGGGGCCAAGTGTATTAACGAAAAATATTGAATCTTGTTATTGAAAGTCTTGGGGCAACAGTGTAAAACAAACCTGGATTGGATTGATGTAAATGATTAAATCGATTATTTTACCTGAAGAAAACACAAAAATAACTGTAGGAAAACCGATAAATGATGAATCGAATACAAAGGTAATTGCTATTTATGACTATAGAGAAGAACCAGAAGAAGCTTTCTGGGTACACTTATCAAATGGGAATGATCTATTTGTAGATAACCATGAAGTCATTGTTGAGTATGAATAGGTCTGTTAATAATGGTTGAATAAAAAGACTGTTTTAAAGAGAAAGGAGCTGAACTATGGCAATTGATTTTGCAAAGTTAAATGATCCAGAATGGAAAAAGCAGTGGGCAGATGAAAGAAAAGAACGTGAGCGGCTATTAGAAGAACACGAAACACTGAGAAAGAAGACAGTTTGCTTTACCGGTCATAGACCAACTAAATTGGGTGGCTATGATATGAAAAATCCCACAATGCTCAAACTCAAAGATAAGCTGCTTGAAGTGATTGAGGAGTTAATCATAAAAGAAGAGAAGTCCAGGTTTATAACTGGAGGAGCGTTAGGAACTGATCAGGCTGCTTGCTGGTGTGTACATATTCTAAAGAAGAAATTTCCCCATATCAAAAACATAATTGCAACACCTTTCAAGGAACAAGATAAAGTTTGGTCTGCAGACCAAAAAATGTGGTACAAACGTATGCTTGATGTGGCAGATGAGATTGTTAATGTTGAAGAATTAGATAAATATAAAGTTAGTGGAGATAAACCCGGAGAGTTTTCGCCGGCTAAGATGCAAAAGCGAAATGAATACATGATTGATCACAGTGAAGCAATAGTAGCTGTTTATGACGGAAGTAAAAGTGGGACAAGGAATTGTCTGTATTACGCTAAGAAAACATACTTAGGACATCAAATTTGGAGGCTGCATCCAAAATGTGATTTTGAATTAGATATATCATATACACCTTAATCACCCAGCGGGAGGTAATAAAGCATTGAATCCTTTTAACTACAGATCTGAACAAAGAGGATATGAGCAAGAATACTATGGGGGTTATTGTAATCAAGTGAGAAACCTTGGTTTAAAACCTATCCCATTTCACAGGTTTCAGGACTTTTTAAGGGAAAGCTACAATTCAACAAGAACAAAGAAGGAAAGGATGAGATTTCTAATTAAGATCACAGAATCACAATAAAAGGATTATTTTATTCAGAACGGAGGACAAAAGAGCAGGCTACATCAAATAATATATAACTGATACTGTATGGTTTAACTTAGGGTGATATAAGACATAAGTATATTTTATAACTGTGGTGTTTTATGGGGTATTTGAAAACAATGAGCACAAAAAATCTCCTAATAATGAAAGAGGGGGTTCCCCCCCTTAATAAATCAATAATTTGCTTGGTACTTCCCTACATACCATCCATCTTTATATTCAATGCCTTTTAGGTACCAGTTTATACCGTTATCGTCTGGCTCAATATTTTTAAAATCGCTAATATTGTGATGGTAAATATACTTTGTATGCAATGCTTTTACACTTATTTCGTCTTGAACAATGTTATTCTCTTTAACCATAGTAGATGGGCTAGTAGCAAATGCAGGAGAAGCAGAAACGAGTAATCCAAGAGATAAAACAGAACCAGTCAATACTTTTCTTAATTTCATTTGAACCATCTCCATTTCCTTTTAATGTATTACAATTACATTATATGGTTTTTAAAGGAGGGGAAAATAGCGAAATTACTCCCATATATATGGAAATTGTGTGTCGGTTAATGTCGTCATAGATGAGAAGGCAAATGGAGAGATGGATTATAGGAGGTGTTGAGGATGGAATTACTAAAGAATAAAAATAAAATAAGTGGAGGTTGTAAGGATGATAAAGAGGAATCTGCTTAGCAACCACGTTGATGAGATTATTGGTGAATATTACGCTGGAAAAGGATATTCAGTCCATAGCATTGACCGCCAGGAAAATGGGCAACTGATTGTAGTTACAGAGCGAGTGACAGAGGAGAAGGAACCGGCAAAAGTTGATATCGCATTTGATTTCATACATAAAAGATCGCACAGGAAGAAGCGTTTAGCATAAAAAAGGGCAAAAAGGGATTAACACTCTTTACCGTTAGGTTTCTTTTTTAGACGATCACAGATAAATTTCATTATACTGATAGCTATTGCAACAGATCCAATTATTAATATGATTTGAAGGATGAATATTACTCCGAAATTTACATTCACATTGTCAAATAAGTCACTGGAAAAGGAAAGAAGCTTATGAATACCCAAGGCAAGTATGAAAAAGGAAAGGCATATTACGACAAGGGATGCTTTGGAATAATCTTTAGCATGGTCAAAATTATAAATTGCTATTGATACAAATAATAAACCCGTAGCGATCTTATGGGATAGCGAATCATTCGCCGAAAATGATTGCGCTATTATGCTGATGATAAATCCAGTAATACCGATTGTTTTACTCAAAGAATCACCCACTCTTATGCAAGTTAGGTATGAGTTTACCAATTACAGGGGATTTTCTCAAGACGATGTACTTTAAAGTTAACTTAAAATCGTGATTTTAAACAGAATAGGAGGCCTTGATACATGGGCTTATATGTAACACACGGAGCATTCGATGGGGCATACTCGTCATTCAATAATCTTAGAAGATTTTTATTAAAATCAATTGGAGGTAGTTGGCCACCTCATGATAACCAAAAATTTAAAGATGGCTATTGGTACTTTGGTAAAGGCTATTCAACAATAACCCATAAGGGACTAACAGAGTTTTTCGGTCATTCAGATTGTGATGGTGTAATTACACCTGAAATGTGTAAAGTTGTTGCTGATGAATTGGAAGCCATTTTGCCACAAGTAGAGGAATTAGCTAAATCAGAACCATCATATGGTCATATATTGCGTGATGGCGGATGGGTAGCGGTTACAAAGCAGTTTATTGAGGGATGTAGACTGGCACATGAAAGAAATGAACCATTAGAGTTTAGATAAAATCTTGTTTTTAAACAGATAGGAGGAAGCGAATGAATCAAGATATTCAATTTTTAAAAGAACTTCAGCAAGAGTTGAAAAATCAAGACAGCGACGGTCAAGCTGCAACACGTTTCTGGACAGTTGGTGATTATGAATGGGTCGAAGCTCGAGCGGAAAATGCAGAACGGTATTCTGTATACCTGCCATATATTGCAGAAGCATATGTTTTAGATGATTATTTAGAAGATTTAAAAGAAGATAGTGAGCTGTCTAAGGAAGCCTTAACAGAGTTGAAAAAAGACGACTTTGACGATCCTATTGAGTGGATTCAAAAATACATTGATGAAGAAGCAGAATTAATTCCAGAAAGAAAGGTTCATATTGTACGGCCGGATACAATGTTTTTGACCAAAGCAGAAGCGAAGACGCATATCAAATTAAATAGGCATCACTACACTTCAGAAGCTCATACTTACGCAATGACAGCTTGGAGAGCACCAAAAGTTGAGCGGCTGCTTAACATACTTGAAACGTTTGATTGGGATTCAATTAAAGACAGTCAATAGAATCTACAAGGGAGTGGCAAAATGAATACATACGTAGTCGACAACAGTAAATATAAATGCATTTATGCGGGAACTAACAAAGAATCTGCTTTTGACAATGATTTTGAAAATGGAACAAGAGTTAGAGTTTGGTTCGAAGGCAATCACATAAAAACATTTGAAAAAGAACAAAGAGAAGTCTGTGGAGTAGGAGAATGGATTCTGAAGTATGATGCTGCTACTGAATTGCAAAAGGAAGTGGATCGTTTGGAAAAGACGTATTTCAAGAAGAAAGAACTGTTAGATACTATTAGGCAAGCTAATGAAGTCGGAAGGGAAATCAATGAATAAAAGAAATCAATACTCAATTACAGTGAATGTTAATGGAGGAGAATATAATCAGGAGTTTGTTATTTTAGCGGAATCGCTAAGTAAAGTTGGGCGAGATAAGATAATTGCTGATGGTGTGACAATTCAATTTAATGGCCAAATTCTTGAATTGAATAGTAATAAAGAAGATTCGAAAGATTATTATAAGGGTCAAACATTAACTGTTAAAGAAGATTGCCTAAATAACTTCTGGAAAGGCGGAACCGTTACTGTTGAAGATGTAGATGTACATAAAGGCATATTAATAGATGATGTCGTTTACTTAGAAAAACAAGTGGTAGACAAGTATTTTTCAAGAGAAGAGGAATGACATGTACAGGAAGATTTTCGATACGGTTAACGTTATTGATGGGCAATCAAAAGTAACTGATTGGTTACATAAATTAATGCTTGAAGATGAAAATTCACTATACAAAATCGATATTAAAGTTTCTAAAAGGAGGGTTTCTGAACAAGGAGAGGTGTATAGAGAGGAAGGAGAATACATAGATAACGCAGATCTTCGAACTTTACCAATTGGGACAAAATTCTTTGTGCAAAACGGTTGTTGGAAGGGTGAAATTGTTTCGGTGAATGAAAAGAAACATTTATATATGCCACAGATTGGAGAGATGAAGGAAATTAAAGTGGGAGCAACTGGGTTGAATATAGAGATTGAATAAAAGATAGTTATTATTCAAATACTCAAGGCAGAGCCCACCGCGCCTACAATGCCAGCAAAATCAAAAAGTGTTGTTACGTTACTCATTAATTCAATAGGATTGTTTAATAAAAACATAAAATCAGCTCCAGTGAAAAAATTTAATACTAAGATAAAAAATAATAAGAAGAAGTATTTTATCGCTGGCTTGTTTTTGGTGTAGGAGCAGCCTTGAATATTCGAATATATTACTAATATAGCATAATTTTTACAAAGAATCCAATTCTGTCTTACGATCAGAGAGTCAAAATAAAATAGTTGTTTTAACAATAAATTACCTAATTGATCAATGTACTAAATTTTCATTTGGTGTGTAATAGCGAGTCACTAAGGAATTATGTAAACGGAGAGATTATACTCTCCAAGATTCGAAGGAAGGTATGCGGAGTTTGCCGTGCTTAGTCTTAAATCTGTGCTTAACCTTACATAAAATAGGCTCAATAAATATATATTCATCAGATTCAGACTTTACTTGTTTCATAGAATGAAACCTACCACGTTCTGCATGGGGCATAAATTCCATAAAACCAGCTGCAGTTCCATCGGGATAAGACAGAAGGAATTTTATATCCTTTTTGGTGTAGCCGGTAATAAGAACTTCGGTGTAATCGTAATTGATCACTTTCAGCCAATTATGTGAACGTTTATTGATCTCATAAGGGGAGTTAGCTTTCTTGATTACGATTCCCTCTAAATTCTTCTCTTTGGCCAGGTTGAAGTAAGCAAGACCGTTACCTTGAATTCCTTCAATTACAAAGACATTAGGATGATTTAGCTCAAGTGAGTTTAGAACTGTCTTACGCTCAGTGAGCGGCTTAGCTGCTATTGACTGACCGTCTTTGTAAATAACATCAAAGACACAGTAAACAACTTTATGGACTGATCTTTTGGACATAAAACGTTCCATAACAGCTTCAAAGTCAGGAGCACCGCCTGGGTCAGCTACAATAACTTCACCATCGAGTACTGTTCCATCTGGGATATCTAAATCCAGGAGTTCAGGAAACTTGCTTGTTACTTCGTTGTTGTGACGAGTATATAGCTTAATCTGATTATCAAATTTAGAAAGGATGAGTCTGATTCCATCAAATTTGAGCTCAGTGATATAGTTCTCGTCGTCAAATGGCTCTTTTATTGAATGCAATAGCATTGGCGATACAAACAAAATATCACCTCCTACTTAGAACATATTAGCTAAGAGAAGGTGATATATAAAGCGATATGGCAGTGGTACTTAATGGGATTCAATTAGCTCAGGTGAATTGTTTTTAGGCGAATTCACTAAAGATGAAACCTGGTATGCTTCCATGTCATTGGGATCGTATGGTTGCAGTAAACTTTGTAGATAGTCAGGATCAGTATTTTTAGGGTTGAGCCACTCTTTTTCGTTCTCATCAGTAAGGATAACCGGCATCCGATCATGAATGTCTTCCATAAGTTCATTAGGCTTTGTCGTGATGATTGTACAAGTGTATAAAGGATTGCCTTCAGGCGTATTCCACTTCTCATATAAACCAGCAAAAGCAAAGAGATTGGATGATTTAAGTTTAATCCGCATAGGAATCTTAGTCTTTGGATCAAGACGCTTCCATTCATAAAAACTGTCAGCGGGTATGATACAACGTTTGCTGACGAGTGGCTTTCGAAAACTTGGTTTCTCGGCCAATGTTTCAGCTCGAGCATTAATCATTTTATAACCGATTTTTTCGTCTTTAGCCCAAGGAGGGATAAGACCCCATCTAAGTTTGCCCAGACGATTATTGGATCCATCGTTGATGATTGTCAGGATGTTTTGTGAAGGAGCGACATTATAGCTTGGGTGATATTCACCTTCGGGTAAGAATTGATCTATGTTGAATTGCTCGATGATGTCATCAAACTCAGAAAATAAAGTGAACCTGCCACACATGTTCATCATCCTTTAGGGTTTTTGAATATTGTACAGGCTTGATACACGAAAATCAAAAAGGAGGAATGTGATGCAGCAGCAAACAGTTGAGGTTAAAGAAGTTGAAGTGTTGATCAGGGGAATCTGGAGGAAGAAAATGTTCACTGATATTCAAAAGGGGCAAACCTTTAAGATTGAGGAGAATGGGAGAGTAAAGAAGTACATAGCAAGAACAAATCCTTATTGGGATGACATGTATGAGACTTACATAATTGATTTGTTGGATAAAAATAAAATTAGAAGATCTAGATAAAACAGAGATTTTATAAAGAAAAAATAAAATAAAATGGAGGCTGTACAATGAGGGAAATCAAGTTTCAAGGTATCTATAAGCCAACAAAAGAAAAGTTTATTCCGCACAATATCAATTTTAATAGCAAAACAGTCGTGGGAGATTTTGATGGGGAAATAGGCGACTGGTGTCATTTCTCTTTAGAACCAAGCGGGTATGGTGATGTTTGGTTAAGACAATACACCGGATTAAAGGACAAGAACGGTCGGGAGATTTATGAGGGAGACATTTTAGAAAAAACTTCTGAGTTATACACCAATTATGGGAAAACACCTACAGGAAAGTTCCACACTTCGTACATTAAAGTGATTTGGATTGACGATGGTTGGGGATACGAAGTCATTGAGAATAACGGTAAAGGCCCAATGATTGGGCATAAATGGAAAGGGTTAAAGGTGACTGCAAGATATTCAGTAGTGTACGGCAATATTTATGAAACTCCTGAGCTAGAGTCTAAATAAAAACGATATTTTAACCAGATAGGGAGATGTTTAAATGACTTCAGAAGAAGCAAGAAATTATTTTATACAAAAGGGAATTAGTTATGAAGACATTACGGAGGGAGATATTTGTGCTTTAGTTATGCTGCTCAATAAGCATATTAAACAGGCAGTTAAAGCACATACAATGTCTGTTGATACAATGAGAATGAGTCAGAAAATAAAAAGCAAATACAAAACAAATGGAACTTTAAAAAGTTGTTATCTTTACATAAACAGTCACTATTTTACTCAAAGAGAAGCAATTAGCTTTAATCCAGATGGTTTTATTGGTTTCGCAGGGTGGGCAGATTCAGGCAATAGGCAACCTATAATTAGTGCTTTTACTGAATGGGTTGGTTATATGAGTGAACAGTTAAGACAAATCAGTTAAAAGTAATTTTTTATTCGGATAAGGGGGTGGTACTAATGTGACTGCTTATAAGATGAAAATAGGGAATAAATATAAAATTATATAAGGAGAGTTGTTAATTGTTGAAGTTCAAAAACAGAATAGAGGAAAAAGAGATTAAGGGGGCAGAGAAGGCTAGCTTTGGCGGGCCTGACCTTCTCTACCGCACACTTCGCAAGGTTACGAAGCTATATAAGTATATCACAGCCAAGAAGTCTTTTCCAATCCTAGTTACTTCATTGTTTGCGTTATGTAATCCCAGTTCAGTTCTAGCTGCAGATAAGTATAGTAATTTTGAAGAATTGAAAGCAAATGAGTCACCTTTGAGCTACAACATTTTAACTGCCAATGTTGATAGGAGAGTGCTTATTCTGGCACCCCATGGTGGAGGTATTGAAGGAGGGACTAGTGAGCTTGCAAGAGAATTAAGTAAGTCTTACTCTACCTATCTATTTGAAGGTTTAAGGATACCAGGAGCTTCTGAGTTGCATATTACAAGTACCAATTTTGATGAACCTCAAGCTTTAGATTTATTAAGTAAGCATGATTTTACAATCTCTATTCATGGGTATGCATCAAGTAAAAAACATACTTTAGTCGGTGGGACAGACAGAGTAAAAGCAGCAAAGATTACCTCATTACTTAACGATGCAGGCTTTACTGCAGAATTACTGCCTGAAGGCTCCCGATTAGCCGGTACAGATATACAGAACATTGCTAATAAAAATAGCACTGGAATGAGTATTCAACTTGAAATAAGTACTGAACAACGAAGAGAAATGTTTAATACTTTTACACTGGCTGGRAGGAATGGAACGCAGAATCAAGTTTTTTATGACTATATTGCTGTTCTCACTAAATTCATTAATGAAAATGTGTATTGTATGGCCGGTGTAGCACCATGACATTGTTGAATAATACCTTACGATACTTTGTTGACTTTGATCAGTGGGGAATAAATGCCTTTAACTCGAATCCAAATGAAACAACTAAAGGGTTTAATGAGGCTCTTTTATACGCATCAAAAAATAAATTCCCTATTGTGGAAATTCCAAAAGGCAATTTTATTATTGATTCAGTAAATACATTAAATCAACGCAATCCTGAAATAGGTGGGGGAATTAAAATCCCATCAAATATGGAGCTCCTTTTAGATCCAGAAGCAGTGTTTCAAGTTAACCCCAATGGGTATCAGGGCTATTCTTGTTTTTATATTGGGCTTGCAGAGAACGTAATAATTAGAGGAGGTCGTATTATAGGTGACCGATATCAACATGATTATTCTCTAATTGATACCGATAGAAAAACACATGAATGGGGATTTGGAATACATGTTCATGGGAGCAAAAATGTTTTGATTGAAAATGTAAAAATTTCAGATTGTATTGGAGACAACATTTGGATTGCAGCACACGGAATGATGAATTACCCAGGGATGGTTTATACGCCTTCCAAAAGTGTGACCGTAAGAAAATGCGAACTAAAAAGAGGGAGACGGAACAATTTAGCTACTAACGGTTGTGAAGGATTATTGGTTGAAGACTGTGATATAGAGGAAGCTGGAGGAGATACAATTGGCCCTCAACTAGGTATTGATTTAGAGGGCTACGGAGAAAACGGAAGAAAATATGATCATCCTTATGAGTTAACGATATCGGATTGCAGGTTTAGAAAAAATGGTCGTGGTTCGGTTACTGCTCATACAAGCGGTAAAGTTTCCATCAAAGATAACTACTGTGACAATGTTATTTCATATGGCTACAGTACAGATGTGAGTATTAAGGGTAACAAGATAATAAATGAAGGGGAATCTAAAGAGTATGGAATAGACTCTGTAGGCGTTTCGAGCACTGAGACTAGCAACAGAATTCAAATAACTGATAACAATATTCAAGGGTTTAAAATAGGCATGATGATTAGAGGAAAAGGCGTATCGGTTGATAATAATACCGTAAAGAACGCTTCAAATTGTGCGATAGCAACACATATGGCCGAAGATGTTTCCATTTCAAACAACAGAATACAGGACAGCGATTGTATTCAGATCCAGGTGAGGAATTCATCAGATATTAAAGTAAGCAATAATAAAGGGAAAGGGACAACCTCAACATATGCAATTAAAGTGATGGATTCGAATGACGTTAAATTCTTAAATAATACGTTCTCCAATCTTTACGGAGGTCTATATTGTGAGAGATCTCAGGCAGTCAGAATTAAGCTAAACGATTTCTTATTGAGTGGAAAAGGTTACGGGATATATTGGGATAAAGATTCAGAAGTCTTCCTAACAAGGAATGAGATATTTGAACCAAGAAATGTTGCAATTATGGGTGCAGCTGATATGTACAATATCAGAATAAGTGATAACCAGATATATAATTGCAAAGCAATTATTGCAATCCACTTAATAGGTGGTTCTGAGCATATGGTAAGGGGAAATGAAATTATGTTTAACAGAGATTCAGATCAAGGCTATGGGATATATTTAAACGGGACAAAAAAGGTTCGTTTAATTAGGAATGATGTTCAAGGTATTGGCACAAGAGTGCTTTCACATCCATATGCAACGTTTAATGCTTCCAGTACAACTTTAATTCATAATACATACGACAGCGGCACACCTAGATTAGCATTAGATGATACAGTAATCGATTATAAATAAAATATCTCAACAAGAACACTTGTTCCCTTTATGGGTTTTGGTATATAATTTAGTAGTACCAAAAATTTCAAAACAGGGGATGAGAGTATGAGTGAGCAGAAGCTTAGAATCGGAGAAATACGGTATGAGGTTTTCGATGATTATGATCCATTAACAGAGGAGTATTTGGGAAAGAACCTAGCAAATGCTTATTTTATTGCTCAAATTAAAAAGGAAAATGTAGTTCAAGTAGGGAATAGGAAAATTAATTACTCAAGCGATGTTAAAATTGGTTTTGATGCATTCGGGGAAGAAACAAAAGAGAAAATCAAAGAGCATCTTCTGGCTGCCTATAGTCTAATAGCAGAAGGGGCTAAAGACGATGGTCTAGTAGAATATTTATAAGGCAATGCTGGGCTAGTCTCTAAGATTAGCCTAGTTATCATACGAATAAAGGGGTTAACTGAATGTCAAACATCATTTCTAAAGAGCAAGATGAAGCAATTAAATACTTTAGAAACAAATTAAATTTATCAGACAAAGACTTATACATACCGTTGATTAATTTTGAACTACTTAGAGACAAGAACGAACAATATGCGAACATTCTTTATGAGCTGTATAAAAATGATCCCTATTTATTTATTAGAGCTTTAAAGGAAGGTTATGTGGTTAATCAGCCAATTGAATTTGATGAGGCCATTGTACGTTTCTTTAATGGTGAAGAACTAGCTGTTGTACATAAAACAACCGGCAAAAGGTTCAATGTAAATGTGAAAATGAAGCAGCTACCCGACGGATTTACATTGCAAACAATGGATGTATGGTTATGGAGTGAAATTGTTTAATTATTATAAATCCATGATATAATTCTCTTTAATCCTAAGGGAGAGAATTAAAATGGTAATGGTTTTGGGGGTTAAAAAGTGATTAATATTATTGGAGGATGAGCTAATATGGAAGTAAGAGTCGGAGGTTGATCAACTCTAGGAGCTACCATTGTGTGGCTCTTTGACACTAATACTAAATAAAATGATAATTTTATTCGAATTAGAAAGATCACAAATGAAATACAAAAATAAAAAATATAAAAGTTTATAAAACATGTAGACAAAGATAAAAAATATGTATATAATAAAATCAAGTTAAAGGGAAGGAGGCGAATTACTTGGAGGTACTTGGGATAACAGAGAAAGCATTAAACTATTACAGAGAAAACGTTAAAGACAACAAGACCATTACGCCTGATCAGGCACTGTTAAAGATGATAAGGAATGTCCTACTTGTCAAAGAAACTCATCCTGAGCGAGTGAAAAAACGTTTATTTTGCACAGAGTACGCTTACGGAAATATGATAATCAAAGTTAACAGAAAAAAGCAGGTATTTGAAATTGTAAATAAATCAGGATGCTTATCTGACCAAAATGATTGGAAGTTCCCAAAAAGAAGGTACATAGAACTTAGTAAAGAACTTGGAATCAAAGACTGCAAGTTTAGCAAAATTACATATTCAAAGAAAAATCACAATAGACAAAAATAAAAATAGAGGATGATTAAAAATATGACAGAAAACAAAACGGTATTACGTGAAGCATCAAACGTTGTAACACTTGAAGGAACTCTGGCAGAAGTAAGACACACTGAGTGGAAAAATGGAAATGGACTAAATATTGAATTAGATATTGAGGTTGCACCTAACGAAGTGCATACAGTTAAAGGCTTTTCAAAATATAAGAAAGCTGATGGTACAGATAATGCTATTGCCAAAGGGTATCAAACTATCATAAGTGATTATAAGTCCATCGCAGAACATGGAAGAGATCAAGCTGATAAAGTGAGAATCACTCAAGGTAAGATTGGATTAAATGAATATTACTCTCAAGGAGCATTAAAGGCGTACCCACAGCTAACCACCAACTTTGTAAACAGACTGGATGCTAATGAAGAATTTAATCCTAAAGCTGAATTTGATGTTGAACTGTTTGTTAAAAATGTAACTGAAGAAAAAGTAAAAGGAGAAGAAACAGGAAGAGTTAATTTAAATGGTTATATCCCTTTGTATGGCGGGAAAGTCATTCCTTTTACATTTGTAGTGACTAAGGAAGGTTCTCAATATGTTGAAAACAATTATGAAAAAGGATCTACGGTTAATGTCTTCGGAAAGATTATTAATTATAAAGAACAAAAAGTAACAACCAAAACTGCTGCATTTGGAGAAGACAAAAAAGAAATCACCTCCATTACAAAAAGAGAGTATCTAGTTACAGGTGGGAACGATCCTTATGATGAAGATAGTAAAAATGCTTTTAATCCAGAAGTAATTAAAAAAGCATTGACTGAAAGAGAGACTTATCTAGAAGGACTTAAGAACGAAAGCAGCAATGAAAACAATAAAAAGTCTGGCTTTGGTGGAAGTGCTCCTAATAACAAGCCTTCAAAGCCGGTTGAAATTTCAGATGATGATCTCCCTTTCTAAAATAAAATAGATCATTAATCTAATACATAACTAGGGTGAGCTCCGACTCACCCAACAAATTCAAAATAAAAGGAGAACTATAATGGCAATCGATATTTTCAACCCACAAGTTTCTGTAGTAGCAAAAGGATTAGAAGGAAAAGTTATCACAATCTACGGTTCTAACAACTTAGGTAAAACTAAGCAAAGCACTCGTATGAAGAAACCATTATATCTGCCATTCGAAAAAGGATTAAATGCCATTGCCGGTGTCCAATTCATGCCTATCAATAGTTGGGCTGATTTTAAAAAGGTAAACAAACAGTTAACTAAAAATGCTGAAAAAGCCAAAGAAATGTATCAGACAATCATTGTTGATGAAGTAGACGCTTTTGCTAAATATGCGACTAGATATGTATGCGAGCAATATGATGTAGAACGGATTAAAGATGGTAATGATGGGTTTGGCCTTTGGAAAGAGTATGAAACTGAAGTATGGGAAGAAATCAATAAATTAATTGGCGTAGGATTTACGGTTATCTTTATTGCTCATGCTGCTGAAGACAAAAAAGGCAAAGTATATCCGAAGGGGGATAAACGAGTTTTAGCTCCAGTAATTGATAACAGCGATATTGTTCTCTATCTAAGTTCTAATGGTGTTGATGAAGATAGAAAAGTAATCAAATCAAGTGCTTGGTTAGCTGAAACTGAAGAGCATTTTGCTCGTAGCCGATTTGATTACATTGACACGTACCTTCCTGAATTTACTGCAGAAAACTTAGAAAAAGCAATTATTGAGGCAGTCGAAAGACAGGAGCAAGCAGAAGGAATTGTTGCTGTTACATACGAAGAGCAAAAACAAAACAACGCTTCAGAAGAACTTGATTTCAACTCATTAATGGATCAAATTAAAGAAATTGGCATGAAGCTTAATGAAGAAGGCCGTTTAGAAGAAGTTAATGAGATTACAGAGAAACATTTAGGTAAGGGTGTAAAAGTTACTGAGTGCAGCCGTAAGCAAGTAGGTGTCATGTCTGTAATTCTAGATGATCTAAAAGACCTTCTAGCAGAATAAAAGAGGAGGGATTATTCTCTCCTCCTTATTAGGAGTGATTATTTGGGGAGACAAGTTAAATGTCCTTATTGCGAGACCAAGTTAGACAAAGATTCAGCAATTCCCTATAAAAAAAGATATTACCATGAAAAGTGTTTTAATACCTGGAAGCAAGAATCAGATCACAGAAAAGAGTTAATTCAATACATATGCAATTTATATGGTCTTACATCTCCAACTGGCATGATGTTGAAACAAATTAAAGAGTTTCAAGAGGAATATGGGTATAAGCTTAAAGGCATTGAACTAGCGCTTAGGTACTTTTATGAAACTTTGGATAATCAACCCAGAGAAGGTGATGGCATTGGAATCGTTCCATTTGTTTATGATGAAGCAAAGCGGCATTACATTAGACAAAAAGCCATCCGAAAATCAGCTGAAGATCCAAAGAATCATAAAAGAGAAGAAATTACGTTAGTCATAAAAAAAGGAATGAGAAAGAAAAGAGGGCTAGTTGATATCTCAACGCTATAGGAAGGAGAGTCCATTTGCTACAAGACAAACAGGCAATAATTCAAGTTTTAGGGAGCATTTTAAAAGATCCCACAATCTTGTCAGAGAGCAATAAATATAAGATAACTTCGGATGATTTTCCTTCAAGGTTTCATTCAATATTGTTTTTTGCTATGAGCAATCTATTTCATCAAGGAACTGAAGTATTGAATGAGGTTGAAATAGATGGATATCTAAAGGATTACGATATTCAGTATAAAATTTTCCATGATAATAACGGTCTTGAATATATAGAAAGAATTCAAGAGTTGGCAGTTGTCGAAAACTTTGATTACCACTATAAAAGATTAAAAAAGTTTAGTCTGCTTAGAGAAATGGATGGATTGGGATTCGATATTAAGGAAATATATGATGAATCTCTGATTGACCCAAAAGAACAGGAAAAGATGCAAGAACAGTTTGATAAGAAGTCGATTGATGAGATTTTAGCAGCTTATGAAATGAAGATTGTAGACATAAAAGAAAAATTCAGAACTTCATCTGAAAGTGTAGGAATCCAGGGGGGAGAAGGTATTAATGAATTATTGGATTCATTCGAAGAATCCCCGGATATTGGAGTTCCATTAAATAGCGAAATGCTCACCTCAATTTTTCGTGGATCACGGAAGAAAAAGTTCTATCTGCGCTCAAGTATTACAGGTGGCGGTAAAACAAGAAACATGGTCGCTGACGCTTGTCGCTTAAGTGCAACCGAACTTTATGATCCTAAAAAGAAGGAATGGGTATCAAATCCATGGAGTGAAAGTTCTACGGTTATTTCAACAGAAATGATGGCCGAAGAATTGCAAAGCTTAGCACTTGCCTACATTAGTGGTGTAGAAGAGAAAAAAATCCTTAGAAACACAATCAATGAACAAGAAAAACAACTTGTGCGTAAGGCTGCTAAGGTTCTTCAAGAGTCTAACATATGGTTCGAACATCTGCCTGATTTTAATATTCAGGAGATTGAAAGAACAATTGAAAAGAACGTCATTAAAAACAATGTAGAGTACGTTTATTTCGATTATATTCACTCATCAGTAACCATTTTTTCAGAGATGAGCAAAAAAAGTGGTGTCAACTTGAGGGAAGACCAAATTCTTTTACTTATGTCGGATAAGTTAAAAGGCTTATGTAACAAATACGATGTCTATATGATGAGTGCAACTCAGCTGAATGGTGATTGGAAAGAAGCATGGTTAAAAGGACAAGTAATAGATGCTTCTTACTTGAGAGGAAGTAAGGCCATCGCAGATAAAACAGATGCTGCAATGATAATTCTTCCTTTAAGTAAAAAAGAGAAGGATGCAATTGATCCAATTTTAAAAGAAGGATTTTATCCAGAGCCAAATTTTGTTACACATGTATTTAAAAATAGGGGAAATGAGTATGACAAAGTTAAAGTCTTCTCCCATATCAATATGGGCAACATGCGGATAAAGGACTGTTTCACAACAAATCTTGACAATGAACTAATCACAGTTGAGAAATTGAATATAAAAGCAGGATGAGGGGTGTAGCGCCCTTTGAAGTATGATAAAGACAGAGTAAAAGAAAGCCTAACCATTGAGGATATACATAAGATTTTAAAAGATTTAGGTAGCGAGAACAATCTGTGGGATCAACAAGGAAATCCAATTTACAGAACCGTTTGTCACAATGCTTCTGGTGGGAGCTATAAGCTGTATTACTATCATGAAGCAAAACAGTTTCACTGTTATACAGAGTGTGGGGATAATTTTGATGTATTCGAACTTGTTATAAGAGCAAAAAGTCAAAAAGGAATTAATATCTCTTTTAATCAGGCTATCGAATATGTTGCCAAAATAGCAGGAAGAACATTTGGATTTGGGAATAGAGAGACATACATAAACAATGATTTGATTGATGACTGGGAATGGATGGGGAAGTTCAAAAAGAAGAAAAAAATACATATTGAGCTCCCCAGCTTTAATGAAACGGTTCTAGATGTATTTGTGCCTTACCCTCACCAATTGTGGCTAGGTGAGGGAATAAGTCACAAGACATTAAAAGAGTTTGAGATTGGGTATTATTTTAGACCTCATACAGAAGGGATTACCATTCCTCATCGAGATTTAAATAATAGGTTGATTGGTATACGTAGGCGCTCAATGATTAAAGAAGAAGTTGATGCAGGCTATAAATATATGCCTTTAAAAGTAGGCAATATCTTATATAACCATCAAACAATGATGAATCTATATGGATTACATAAAACAAAAAATTCGATAGAAAGGTTCAAGAAAGTATTGATTTTCGAATCAGAAAAATCAGTATTAAAATGCCAAGACTTTTACGGTGAATCAAACTTCACCTGTGCTGTTTGTTCAAGTAATATTTCTAATTTTCACCGTGACATTTTATTGTCTCTTGGTGTTGAAGAAGTTTTTATTGCTCTTGATAAATATCGACCACCAAAAGAACATGAAACAGAGGAGAAATATCAAGAAAAACTGGTTGAATATCAGAAGAAAATTCTAAAGCTCGCAGCAAAATTTACTCCTTATGTTCGTGTATATGTTTTGTGGGATTATGAAGGCTTACTGGATTATAAGGACAGCCCAGCGGACAAGGGAAAGGAAACTCTAGAGGAGCTAATGAGAAGGAAAATTGAGATTGGCACAGATGAAGGGGGAATTTAATGGAGTATAGACTAATTGGCGACAATGATTATAATTTCGATCCTTTAGCTACTATCTTAAAAAATAGAGGCATAGAAGATCCAAAGTTGTTTGTTAATGTTGATCGCAGTTCAGTTATTCATTATTCAAAGCTTAATAATATTGATAAAGCTGCAGATTGTCTTATCAAGCATTTAAATAATAAAAATAAATTGTTTGTTCAGGTAGACAGTGATGTTGATGGATACACATCCAGCTCAATCATTATAAATTACATAAAAAAGATTTGTCCGAAAGCTAATATACATTACAGAATTCAAGATGGGAAAGAGCATGGGATTTTTATTGATACAATTCCTAATGATGTTGACTTAGTCATAATCCCAGATGCAGGTTCAAGTCAATTTGAGGAACATGAGGCTCTCAATAAGAGAGGCACAGAAATAATTGTTATTGATCACCATGAATGTGAACGAGTGTCTGAACACGCGATCGTAGTAAATAATCAGCTTTCGCCTAATTATTCGAATAAAACTCTGACAGGTGCAGGAATGGCCTATAAATTTTGCCAGGCAGTTGATGAAAAACTAAATAAAAATGAAGCCGAACAATTCTTAGACCTTGTATCAATTGGTAACATTGCTGATTCGGCTGATTCAAGAAACCTTGAAACCAGGTATTTTATGAATGAAGGCTTGAAGAAAATTAAGCATCCATTATTAAAGAAGCTGTTTAAGAAGCAAGAGTTTTCAACCAAGGGTGACAAGAACATACAGAATACACAATTCTTTATTAACCCTTTAATTAACGCTGCCATTAGGGTTGGAAGCAGTGAAGAAAAAAATCAAATGATGAGAGCATTCCTCCTTTCTAAAGAAAAGGTACCCTATAAAAAACGTGGGCAAAATGAAACTGATCTTGTGTCAATACATGATGACACAGTTAGGATTCTAGGAAATCTAAAAGCAAAGCAGAAACGGATTGCAGATGCAGCTGGAGTGGAAATTAAAAATAGAATAGAGGAGAAAAGTTTAACAGCGAATAAAGTACTGATTGTTTACGTTGAAGGAATTCTAGATAAAAGCCTAACTGGACTGGTGGCCAATCAGCTTGCAGAAGAATATAAAAAGCCGGTCTTGTTAGCCAGAAACGATCCCGAAAAAGGTAAAGATATTTTGAGTGGCTCTATACGAGGATATGATAAAGGGTTTATTAAGGATTTTAAGAAAGAGCTTATAGATACTGGATTATTTGAGTTTGTTGAAGGTCACCCAAATGCAGCTGGCTTTGCAATTAAACGACAGAACTTAATCCTGGTGAACAAAGTGCTGAATGAAAAATTTAAAGACATAGATATCGAAGAAGGTATTCAGAATGTTGATTTTGAGATCCCAGCAAAACGATTGAGAAAAGAATTTATCCTTCAACTTGATGGTTACAAAGACTATTGGGGTTACAAAGTTGAAGAACCCTTAATAGCTATAACGGATCTTGAAATTGATGTCGAACAAATTGAGCATTTAGGGAAAAAGAATAAGACAACTGTTAAATTTAAGCATGACGATATTGAATACATAAGATTTAAAAGTGATGAGAATTACTTTAATCAGCTTACAGAAACAAATGGAACATTAATCATTAATGTAATTGGTAAAGCAAAGGCGAATGAATACAAAGGCAAGAAAACACCTCAAATCGAGATTTATGAATTGGAGGTGGTTCGCACAAAACAAAAAGAACTTGTGTTTTAAGGGGGAAGAAAGTTGATAGGATGTCACTGCCACACAGATAGGAGTAACATAAGGCTTCTAGACTCAACAAACTCAGTTAAAGAACTGCTCAAAACTGCAGTAAAGATGGAATATAAGGGATTGGCCATAACAGACCATGAAGTCCTCTCAGCACATTTAGATGCTATTCGAACAGTTAGAGAAATGAAAAAGAAGGGGGATATGCCAGAAGATTTTAAACTGATATTAGGCAATGAAGCGTACCTAGTCGATTCTTTAGAGGAAGTTCGAGATAACTATAAATCGGGAGTGACAAAATTTCCGCATTTCTTGATGTTGGCAATTGATCCAAAAGGACATGAGCAGTTAAGAATACTGTCTTCTCAAGCCTGGGAAAACTCATTTTATACAGGAACAATGGAAAGAGTGCCGACAGTAAAAAAGGATGTAGAGGAGCTATTAAGTAAAGATCCAGGCCACATCATTGCTACCACAGCTTGCTTGGGGTCTGAGGTAAACATTCACCTGTTAAAGATAAAGGCTTTTGAAGAAACTGGTGATTCTCAGTCAATTAAGCAGCACAAACTAAAGATTCATGAGTTTATAACTTGGTGTATAGAGGTTTTTGGGAAGGATAAGTTTTTTATCGAGCTTCAACCTGCATTGAGTGAAGAACAGATTTACTGTAACAAGAAGCTGATAGATATAGCCAACGGGTATGACTTGCAAATGATTGTTACCACAGATGCTCACTATCTAAGACCAGAAGATAGAGCAATTCATCAAGCCTTTTTAAACGCTAAGGATGGAGAAAGAGAAGTTGATTCCTTTTATGAAGCCTGTTTCGTTCAAAACGTTGATGAAATTCATGAGAGAATGGACTACATTGATAAAGAAGTCATTGATCAGGCAATAAAAAATACATTGCTTATTGGAGAAATGATTGAAGACTATACTATAGAGCACGAACCAATTATCCCTAAGATGGAGCTCCCAAACTTTAAATTAAGACATTTATTTAAACCAGCATATGATCAATATGAATATATAAAAAAGATGTCTGAATCAGCAGATGAACAAGATAGATATCTTCTTAAGTTAATTGAAGACGGATTTGAAGAGAAATTAAAGACAAGCGAACTAACGAGTGAAGCTTTTCATAAAATATTGAACAGGATTAATGTTGAGCTGGGTGAACTTTGGGAAATCAGCCAAAAGCTGAACCAGTCTATGCCTTCTTATTACATAACAGTCAGAGAAATCATTAATATTATTTGGGATGATGAGTGTGGAGGAGATAGTTTAGTTGGGGCAGCCAGGGGTAGTGCTGCAGGTTACTTAGTTAATTATCTACTCGACAACACTCAAATTAATCCAATGCAATATGATTTACCACATTGGAGACATATACATAAATCGAGACCCGACCTTCCAGATATCGATATTGATACTGAAGGATCAAAAAGACAAAAAATTCTAAAGGCACTTAGAGAAAGGTTTGGAGACAAACGTGTTCTTCAAATTGCTACTTTTGGAACTGAGGGTTCAAAATCAGCACTTCAGACAGCATGTAGAGGCTTAGGAATCGATAATGATATATCCCAGTATTTAAGTGGTATGATTCCATTTGAAAGAGGATCTAACTGGCCTTTAACGCATTGTTTTTATGGTGACAAAGAAACTGACAGGAAGCCGATTAAAGAGTTTATTAGGGAGGTTGAACAATACCCTAATCTTAAAGAAACAGCTCTAAAAATTGAAGGATTAACTAATAAGCGGTCTTCTCATGCAGCCGGGGTAATTATTTTTAATGATGAATATACAAAGTCAAATGCAATGATGAAAACTCCCAAAGGAGCTTATATTACACAGTTTAATATGGGTGACAGTGAAGCCATGGGCTCAGTAAAGTTTGATCTTCTTACGATCGAGGCTTTAGATAAGATTCGAGTAACCTTAGACCAATTAATTGAGAATAAAGAAATTGAATGGCAAGGAAGCTTAAAGGAAACATACAACAAATACATCCATCCAGACGTAATTGAGTACGAAGATCAACAACTATGGGAAATGGCTGGTAATGGGGAGATCATGGATTTGTTCCAGTTCTCAACTGAAGTCGGTCATCAATCAGTTGTCAAAGTAAAACCTAAGAACTTACTTGAAGCAGCAGTAACCAATTCTTTAATGAGGCTTATGTCAGACAGTGAAGAACAGCCTGTAGATACATATGTTAAATACAAAAATGATCTAGATAAATGGTATGAAGAAATGAGGCAGCACGGCCTAAACGAAAAGGAAATCAATGTAATGGAGAGGCACCTTAAGGATATTTATGGTGTTGCTGATACTCAAGAAGTGGTTATGCAGATGGTTATGGATAAAGATATAGCTAACTTTGACATTAAAGAATCTAACTATCTTAGGAAATCCATAGCAAAAAAGAAAGAAGATGTACTAAAAGATGTAAAAGAATTGTTTTTCAAAAAAGGAAAGGAGATTGGCAGTTCAGATAACCTTTTGAATTATGTCTGGAATGTTCAATTTAAAAGACAGTTTGGCTACAGTTTCAGTTTACTTCATACTTTAGCGTATTCAATTATTGCGTTACAGGAATTGAACTTAAACTACCGATATAACTCTTTATACTGGAATACTGCCTGTTTAACGGTAAACAGTGGGGGAGTTGAAACCGAAGAAGAAATAGGAGATGAAGATGAAAACAAGAAGACTCAGAAAACAGATTATGGAAAAGTTGCCTCAGCTATAGGAAGCATACGCCATCGAGATATTAAGGTTGATTTACCGGATGTTAATAAAGCTGGCTTTGGTTTTAAGGCAGATATTCAAAACAATTCAATTATCTTTGGAATGAAAGGTATGAATGGAATTGGTGATGAAATAGTTCATCGAATAATTTCAAATAGACCATACGAGTCTTTTGAAGAATTCCTTGATAAATTATTCTATACAGGAAAAATAAAAAAAGGCCAAGTAATACAATTGATTAAAGGGGGCTGCTTTGATACCTTTGATGATCGAAAAGAAATCATGAAAAAGTACATTACAATAATTACCGAACCTAAAAAGAAATTAACCATGGCAAATATAAGTATGATGCTAGAAAACGATTTGATTCCTGAACAATTTGCCTTAGAAATTAGGTACTTTAAATTTAAAGAATATATTTCAAAGAAAGTCTTTAAAACAATCGAATCACCTAATGATAAACTTTATTTGTTAGATGATGCAGCGTCTGAGTTCTTTAATCAAAACTTTGATGAAAATTGTGTTGTTGATTTTCACAATGAACATCTCTTAATCTCAGAGAATGTATTTAAAAAAGAATATGACAAAAAGATGATTGCATTAAAAAAATGGCTGGGAACTGATGAGGCTCTAAATCTTTTAAATCGAAGACTACTCAATAATGAGTGGATTAAATATGCTAGGGGTACATATGGTAAGTGGGAAATGGATTCATTGAGTTATTATTATAACGATCATGAGCTTTCTGGTGTCAACTTTGCTAAGTATGACATTGCTGATTTTTATGAGTTGCCAGAAGATCCGGTTAAAGGTAAGCCTTATCAATGGAGAGGGAAAACTCTATATGAATACGAGACCACACGGATTATAGGGACTGTTTTAGATAGGGATAAAAACAAACATACAATTACTCTTCTAACACCTACAGGGGTGGTTACAGTTAAACAGTGGTCGGGTAGCTTTAGTCATTACAATAAACAGATTTCTAGATCCATTGGTGGCGGAAAGAAAGAGGTAGTCGAGAAATCTTGGTATACCAGAGGAACATTGCTCATGTTTACTGGTTTCAGAAGAGGTAACAATTTTATTCCGAAGGTCTATAAAGATAGCATATATAATCACACTGTCTGCAGAATAGACAATGTTGATAATGAAGGAAATATGAGTTTGACAACTAAAAGGGCAGAAATATAAATCTTAACTGATAGGAGAGATGAAAATTTTCAAAAAACTTATAGACAAACATAAAAAATATGTATATTATAGAATTAACAAAATGACACTTTTTGCTACAATTGGTTTGTTAGGAGTAGGGCTCGTTTATAGCGCTAAAAACTTGTATACACATCAAGACAATCAAGTCTCAATAAAAGAGTCATTTTATTTAAATAAGAAAGAGGTGAGACAAAAACTTATTCATGAAATTGACGTTCCAAGAATCCTTCCCAGGCTAAAGAGTCAGGAAGAAAAGCAAGCTGAAAGTAGAAAAAAGTATCTTAATACGACGATTACATATCTAACAGAAGAAAATAAAAAAGCAGCAAAACATACAAAGACAAAAAAAGTGCAAAAAACCAATAAAAAGAGAAGTGAAGATAAACCAGCTTCAAAAAGTACTAATGTAAATGCAGTGAAGAGTCATGAAGTGATTGCCACTGCTTACACAGCGTTTTGTTCTACAGGGTGCACAGGGAAAACAAAAACCGGCTATGATGTATCAAACACATCCTATTACAATGGAAAAAGAATAATCGCTGTTGATCCAGAAATAATTCCTTTGTATTCATTAGTGCAAGTTTCATATGAAGGGAATAGCTTTCAAGCATATGCAATAGATACAGGAGGAGATATTAAAAACAATCGTATAGATATTCTGATGGACAGTGAGCAAGAAGCAAATGCATTTGGTCGTAAAAATGTTAGAGTAAGCTGGTAAATCGATCCAAATAACAGAAAGGTATAAACATTTCAACAATTCGTTCGATGCAATACATAACATGAAATTTATCCCAAGGAAAACTATTACATAGAGAGAGTGAAGAGGATGTTCATTTTAGATAAAGAGGCCAAGGTCAAATCAACTGGGGAGTGCGGGGTTATTGAAGCCATTTACCCTGAAACAAAGACAGTGGAACTTTGTTATTATGATGGAACTTATGATGAAAGGAGTTTTGATGATGTTGTTATGGCATCAAGTAGTTAAAATTCAAGACAAAAATAAAAAATAGGGTGAGATAATTGAAGTGTATTCAAATTGAAATGTCATTCACAGACGAATATGGACAGGTAACCAAATTAAATAAGACTTATAAACCGTCGATTATTGAAGAACATAAAGGGGAAATCCCTGGATTGTTGTTAGATGATTTTAAGAGGTTCTTGTCGTCCCTTGGGTTTAATGAAAAACAGGTTTCTAGAATAGTAACAGAAGATTAAGAGGTTTTTTATTGAGGGGAGGTGGTATTAAATTGCCTAAATACTGGAGTTATCCTGTTGGACTAGCTGTAGAAATTAACAATAATGCACGATACGGATGCCCACATCATGTGGGGAGAAAAGGAAAGATTATCGAGCATTTACATTCAGCTACATATGACTATGCAGTTAGCGATGAAACAGGTGACATTACTTACTTTAAAGAACATGAATTAACGCCACTAAAGGGAGGATTAACTTATGTTTAGAGAAGGTCAAAAGGTAATTGTGGATTTTACAGATGAGATCGGGGCTGTTGCGAAAGTTGATTATCGATACAACCAGGTAGAAGTAAAGTACCCTGATGGCACTTACCAGGTTGTTGGATTTCATAAAATAAGAAAGGTGGAGGATTAATGACATTAATTATCTTGGAGGGGCCTGATTGTTGTTTTAAATCCACAGTTGCTGCGAAGCTAAGCAAAGAACTGAAGTATCCAATTATTAAAGGTTCAAGCTTTGAGTTGGCCACAAGCGGGAATGAGAGATTATTTGAGCACTTCAACAAATTAGCTGACGAAGACAACGTGATTATTGACAGGTTTGTTTATTCTAACTTGGTATATGCAAAGAAATTTAAAGATTACTCGATCCTTACAGAGCAACAGCTTCGATTTATTGAAGATAAAATTAAAGCAAAGGCGAAGGTAGTGTACTTACATGCTGATCAAAGCATTATTAAGGAACGGTTAAACGTACGGGGAGATGAGTATATAGAAGGAAAAGACATTGATTCAATTTTAGAGTTGTATAGAGAAGTTATGAGCAATGCGGGATTACATACATATTCATGGGATACTGGACAATGGTCAAGTGACGAAATTGCTAAAGACATAATCTTTTTAGTGGAATAGGGGAATTTATGAAAAAAGTAATTGCAATTGACATGGATCAGGTCTTAGCTGATTTACTAAGTGATTGGGTAGCTAACATTAACACACACGATGATCCTTTTCTCAAAGAGGAGGACATCCTGTGCTGGGATATAAAAAAATATACAAATACCAACAATAATGTTTATAGACATTTAGATTACAATTTGTTCAGAAATCTTGATGTTATAGAAGGCAGCCAAAGAGTAGTAAAAGAGCTGATGAAGAAATATGAAGTATATGTTGTGACTACTGCAACAAACCATCCAGAGTCCCTTAAAGCAAAGCTTGAATGGCTTACTGAGCATTTTTCATTTATCCCACATAGCAATGTAGTGCTTTGTGGCAATAAAAGCATAATTAAAGCAGACATCATGATAGATGACGGAATACATAACTTAGAATCATTTGAAGGAATGAAGATTCTTTTTGATGCTCCCCATAACAGGAATGACAACAGATTTATTCGTGTTATGAACTGGGAAGAGATTGAACGAAAATTACTTTAAAATATCTCTTTTAAAGAGAAAGAAAAGAATGTCAAAAAAGGAGAGATTAAGTGCAAATTACAGAACAAACAACCATGCTTAAGAAAAAGAGAATTTATCAAATGGACTGCTTGGAAGGAATGCCGCTTATTCCAGACAAATCAATTGATATGATTCTATGCGATCTACCATATGGAACAACACGTAATAAATGGGATTCAATTATCCCTTTCGACAAACTGTGGGAGCAATACAAAAGAATCATCAAAGACAATGGTGCAATCGTTTTAACAGCTGCGCAACCTTTTACGAGTGCACTAATAATGAGCAATGTGAAAGATTTTAAATATGAATGGATTTGGAAAAAGTCTAATGGTACTGGGCACTTAAATGCTAAAAGAATGCCCATGAAAGATCATGAAAGTATACTAGTGTTTTACAAGAAACAGCCTACTTATAATCCGCAAGGAATTGTTCCCTACAATAGAGTAACAAGAAGAGGGGGAAATGGCGGTAATTACAACAGTTCTAATACAAGCAATTTTCAGGAATACACTAATTACCCAAGAACAATACAACAATTTGCATACGATAAAAAGAAATACCACCCTACTCAAAAACCGGTAGCTTTATTTGAGTATTTAATTAAAACATATTCAAATGAAGGTGATACAGTTCTTGATAATTGTATGGGGTCTGGAACAACTGCAGTAGCTTGTGAAAACTTAAATAGAAAATGGATTGGATTTGAAACTGAAAGTAAGTACATAGAAATTGCGAATAACAGATTGAAAGAATTACATAGTATATCTAATTTCTAATTAAAAGATCAATTTTATTTAGAATAAAAATAAAATAAACGGAGGTTATTTATTGAATAAACTACGAGTAATGAGTCTTTTTAGTGGAATCGGTGCATTTGAAGCTGCACTAAGAAACATTGGGGTTGAATATGAACTAGTTGGCTTTAGTGAAATTGATAAATATGCTATTAAGTCATATTGCGCAATTCACAACGTTGATGAGCAATGTAACTACGGTGATGTAAGTAAAATCGATAAGAAGACACTGCCTGATTTTGATCTTTTAGTTGGAGGGTCTCCTTGTCAAAGCTTTAGTGTAGCCGGTCATCGGAAGGGATTTGAAGATACAAGGGGGACATTGTTTTTTCAATACATTGAGACTCTAAAGGAGAAGCAACCAAAGTTCTTTGTTTTTGAGAATGTCAAAGGGTTAATTAATCATGATAAAGGCAATACCCTAAATGTGATGTCAGAGGCTTTTAGCGAGGTCGGTTACAGAATTGATCTGGAATTACTTAATTCTAAATTCTTTAAAGTCCCTCAAAATCGTGAACGTATATACATAATTGGCATTAGAGAAGATTTAATTGAAAATGATGACTGGGTTATAGATAAAACAAGACAAGATGTTCTAATTAAAGGAAAAAAGAGATTAAAAGATTTAAATATAAAAAGGTTTAAATTTAATTGGCCCTTGCAAGGTATTGTCCAAAAGAGATTAAAAGAAATTCTTGAAGAGTATGTTGATGAGAAATACTACTTAAGTGAAGAAAAGACAAAGAGACTTGTTGAGCAACTTGGAGTTTCACAACAGAAAGAATATGAAACAAAAGAGCCGTTAATGGTCGGACACGTGGATATAAAAGGGCACGATGCAATCAAAAGAGTTTACTCACCTGAGGGAGTTAGTCCGACTTTAACAACTATGGGAGGCGGCCACAGAGAACCTAAAATTGCAATAGAACAATTTTCCTTTGGGGACGGAGTATCTTGTTGTTTAGATGCAAATTATACAAAAGGAACATCACCAGGAGAAGTTGGGAAGGGCAGAAGAACACACATTATTGAGAAAGAAATAATGACTAGAGAGTACTCAAGAAGAACAGGGATTGGGAAAGAACTTGAGGTATCTCATACACTTTCTGCTTCTGACTGGAGAGGGTTGAACAGAAATCAAAAACAAAATGCTGTAGTTGAGGTTCGACCAGTTTTAACTCCTGAAAGGCAAGAAAAGCGACAAAATGGAAGAAGATTTAAAGACGATGGGGAACCGGCATTTACGGTAAATACTATTGACAGGCACGGGGTAGCAATTGGAGAATATCCAAAATACAGAATTAGAAAATTAACACCGTTAGAGTGCTTTAGGCTACAAGCTTTCGATGATGAAGATTTTGAAAAAGCTTTTGCAGCGGGAATAAGTAACTCACAATTATATAAGCAAGCCGGTAATTCAATTACTGTAACTGTGCTTGAATCAATATTCAAGGAATTAATACATACATACGTTAATAAAGAATCTGAATAAAATTTGTCTTTTATACAAATTTAAAATTAGAGGAGTAGATCAATTGGATAGTTACCCAGAGTCCCTAAAAAAAGAGACAGAGGAGATTAAAGAGCGTGTTAGGAATGGAAATATCAAAGAAGACAGGATTAAAGAAATTGCAGAAACGACAGTTGAGTTTTTGAAATCAGAGGAGAAAAGACATAAATACTTTTCTGAAGTTGCTGCAGCTATGGCTGATAACTTAAGTGAGTTTTTCAAATCGTATCTAAAAGGAGAGTGAATATGCTAACTGATCAAGAAAAAATTGACTTGATAAACGCTCTTGAATTTGTAGTTATTGAACCACATACACAAAGCATTTACGTACATAACGATGAAAAGACCAATGGAGTATTAGCTAAGGTTTTGCACACTATTTCAGTAGATGAGTATATTGAGAGCTTTAAGAAAGGGAGTCTAATTGATATCTTTCCAGCAGCAATGCAAGAAGCCGGTGCGGAAGGATTTAAAGATGGCCAGTTTGTGATTATGCCAAAGAAATTTTATGTTGATCAATGTTATGCGATGAGTAAGGAAATCGAGCGGTTAACTAACCAAATGGATCTACACAATATTAAACCAAATACATATCGAGGCTTGATTCATTAAATTGTTTCAAGAAAAAACGAAAGGATAAAGGGATGTTTATTGAAAAAGTATTATGTAAGGTGTAAAGACAGCAAAGGTGAAAATGCGTCTCTAGTTATTGAGGCGCTATCACCTGAGCATGCAAAAGAACAAGCATACGAAGTAAATGAGGTAAGGGATATTTATAATGTAAGTCTGGGAGAAGGAAGATCAAGGAATTATCTTGAACGAAAATATTCTCCATACATAAAAAATGACAACGGCAAGGCTATAACTATCTTTTCATAAGGGAGGACGGCTCCATGCGAATATCTGATCCAATAAAAGAAACTCTCGTGCAAAATGTGGATCAACTTAGCAGTAAAATCGATGAGTTGTTCATATACCTTGAAAATGAGTTGCCTTCAACAACTGAAAGGCAATGGAAAACGATAGACAAAAAATTCGGTGAGGTTTTTACTAAATCTAACGAATTACAAAATTACATAAGTTGTTTATAGAGGTGAGCAATATCCCTTTGAGTTAATGATATCTGTGATACTTATTATTCAAAATCGCCTTTGTTTCTTAACAATTATTTATATGATTGGTAGCATTTATTAAAGAAAGAGGGTGATTTATGAGATTGTCTGTTTGATAAGTATTGATGCCAGATGAGATTTATATTTTTACAAAGGGGATATTTTAATGAACAAGTCTTTTTATCGAACGATCTTAGCATTAGTTGCCGTATTTGTATTGGCCTTTGCAACATTTCCTCAAAATAGTGATGCAAAGAGTACAATCCCAACAGATAATATCGATAAGGATAAAGTGAAATCAGAAGCAGAGTTTATTGCAGATCACACTATTGATGTGAGTAAAAAGACTAAGGAAAAACTTCTATCAAAGGCAGAAAAAGCAATTGAAGACGGAGACATTAAGTATCATAAATCAAACGAAAAGGTATTTGATAACGCATCAGTTAGAGCTATCAAATATGATGATGGTACAGTAACTTATTCAGTTTCTTATTTATACGTGGACACTGAAAAAGTAGACAGAGTTAGTTCATTTAATGTTTCGTTTAATAATGATATGAATATTGAAGAGTACTATGAAGTTGATATGAAGAAAATCAGCAGCACTCAAAACGAAATGACTTATTGGGTTAATGGCGTTAAAGATGAGGACAAGTCTGGCGTCTTTGAAACAGAAAAAACTTCAAAAGACAAAGGTAGCTCATCTAACATGATGAGTACTCAGAGTTGGACTGGATGCGTATCAGATTGTTTAGGTGATAAGAATATTAGCCAATGGGCAATTACTGGTTTAGCTATTTTATGTGGAGCTGCATGCACAGCTGGTGTTCCAGCAACAGCAGGAACTGCTTGTTATGCTTGTGTAAATACTGCAGGTATTATTGGTGTAAATGCATTCTTTGATTGTATGGAGAAGTGTAAATGATCAATATCTTAAGTAAAATACTATTTATTTTGTCTGGTTGTGCATTGTTGATCTTTGGGATAATTTTAAAGAATGGATCAATGGCTTTTGGTTTGTTTGCCTTATTCTTCATAGCGGCAATAATTGTTCGTGTATTTCATAAACGAGCTGAAGACCATTAGCAGCAGCCGTATTGTACTGTAGGGGAGGAAACTCTCCTACTCTTCTTGAAAAATAAATAAAAAAACAATAGACAAATACAAATAATATGTATATAATTAAAATAACTTAGAGTGAAGGGAGAGGGTTAATGAATCATATATGTGACATCTGTAAAGAGTACATAAACGGAAAAACAATTTGTCTTAGAATCAGCGATGATAAAACTTATGTAGACTTCAATTGTTGTGAAGGTTGTGCAAAGGGTTATTCCGAGAAAGTGAAGAAGGAATGCAGTAATTTAAGCGTTAAAAAGACATTAGAATATTTAAGGATAAACAACAAATACAAAATAAGCGGATAAAATATTCCTTTTATCGAGAATGGAGAGATGTTGTATGAGTAAGTACGCAGTAGAGATTTGGGCTGGAAAAGAGTATGTGGGAAAAATGCTAGACAGTGATGGAAAAGTTGCTGAATTTTCATTTAGAGATGTAGCTGGCGTAGCTGCTTTAAATTTAAAAAAAGACAGTTCACTAAGAACTTGGTGTGAAGTGGTGGAATTGAAATAGTGAAAGGAAATAGAAATTAATTTCCCGGGCAAGCGCAGTATGCGACAAATCAAAACAAATAACGAGGAGTGACATGGTGCAATTTGCAATTAATATTCTTGATTTCATCGGTCTTTTGTTGATTGGACTTGTATCATTAGATACATATGGATCGAAAAGGAGAATAAAACCTCAAATCGCTTTAGGGTTATTAGTTCTAGCTGGAATGTCATTCTTAATCAGTTTAGTTTTATTAATTATCAATATTATCTAAATAAAATTCAATTTTTATAGAGACTTTTAAGGAGGTGAATAAGTGGGACGACATAAAGCAACATTTGAAGGGAAGGTAATTAAAAAAAGTTGGACATTAGGCCTGTGTGATGCCCTTGTCCCAATTGAGCAGCAATGTGAATACCAGCCATTTTTTGAAGGAGTTATCGACTTAGACCCAATTGAAGTCGGAGGGAAAGTGTATATCCCAGGGTTTAACGAATATGTAGTCGTAACAGACAGGCAACGCAACACAAAAAATGAATGGACATATCAGACTGACAAGATCATTAAAACAGTTGAAGATAAAGAGAGTCTTGAAAAAGCAATTCAAAAACAAGAAAATATCGAGGAATTTAATCAGCAACTTAAACAAGAATATGAACGCTTTAAAGAGCAAGAAGAAAAACGTAAAAATTCCTGGTGGAAGAGGCTAATTAAAAAAGACTAAAGGAGAGATATTTATTGAATAAGGATACAAAAGATATTTGGAACGGTTTCTTTATCGGATCAGGTTCTCTGATTGTAGTTGGGTTACTCATTTTTGTTGAAGCATTGACTATGTCACTAGTTGTCTATTATGGATTGAATCACGTGTTAAATCCTTTGCTTATTGATACATACAACATTCAAAATGTCCATGTCACTTTACCTCATGCATTTGTTATTGGCGTTTTACTCAACGTATTTGTCAAAGGTGTAAAACGGTCAGATCAGGAAAAAGATGAGAACATTTTCAAGAAAGCCGGCAAGTCTTTACTTCATTCAGCTTTTGCATTGATTGTTCTGTATGTCAGTACATTGTTTATTTAACGAAGGAGGAATCTGAATATGATTAAATCGCAGCAAGTTAAAGTTTTTAGAGAGACGTTGCATTGTGATGAATGCGAGGAAGCTCCAGAGCTCGTGTTTGCAAATATGATGCTCACATCAAACCCACCGAAGTATCCGTTTCAATGTCCATTATGCATGAAAAAAGTTTATATGCAAACAACTTATCCAAGGGTTAAATACGAATCAGTTGATTGAGATTTAATTAAAAGTTTTATTTTAATCAAAAGTGAGAGGAAGGAAGAGGATCATGAAAAAAGAAGCAAATATTGTGTTTTACAAAGAAAAATTATATAAGTATCTCTCAAACGATAGAGTGCTTATTGAGAATTTTTTTGGAGAAGTCAGAGAAGAAAACGGAAAATTGGTTTTGGTCAATGTGCCACAATGGAAGATTGATAAAATTCAATACACTGATTTATTAAATAATTTTAAAGAAAGGTTGGTTCTAACATTACAAGAGGTTGGAGCGGGGAAATCATTCTTTTCAGTTACTGATTTTGAATCTCGAGGGTTAACAAATGGGAACTATAATATTTTACTTAAGCTAGAGGAAATTCCGATTTTTATATAAAAGGATGATTTTAAAGAGAAAGGAAACGATTTTGATGGATACTTACGAAGTAGTTGGTTGCCGATTTAGACATTATAAAGGTGGTCTATATAAGGTTATTGGAGAGGTAATTCATACTGAGACAGAAGAGAAACTTGTTACATATGAAGACATGGATGGCATACTGTGGGCAAGGCCTAAAGACATGTTCTTTGGAGCAGTTGTGGTTGATGGAAAAGAGATAAAAAGGTTCACAAAAATAAATTAGGAGTTGATGTAATAACATGAAATTTTTTGAGGTGTGTGACCCATATTATGCACTAATTAAAGCTAATACAAAGGAAAAAGCATTGAAGCTATATACAGAAGAAGTTGCGGACGATGACGGGAACTTAAGAGATGAGATCAAAGAAGTTGGTTTGTTGTACGCAGCTGTTAAACACAGTCGAACAGTAACCGAGGATCAAGAACTGTCCCCAATATCAGATGTTCTCGAAGAACTTCAAAGTAATGAAGAAAGAGTTTTGATTATGGATGGAAGTTTACTTTAAAGAATAAAAATAAATTAAGAGGAGGATATTATATGATTCAAGGATTTTATAAAAATCAGAAGCTTCACCTTTTAGAAGATCCTATGCAGCAATATACTGTCATGAAAGTAGAAGAAAATGCTGTATGTGTTTACCGGTGGATCGGTGATTATAGACACAAGATTGAGAGATTCACAGATGTTGAAGGGGCTAAAAAGCTTCTTGGCGAAGGATGGCCAAACAAAAAATCTTGATAAAATCACAGCTTTATTCAAAATAAAAACAAATAATAAGGAGATGTAAAATGGGGGCAGCTAGACAGCTATACGTAAAGCGTAATGATCTGGTGACTATGGAAGAAGCAAAAGAAAATAAGAAGATACATATGCAAAATGGTGAGTCATTTACAGTATTTAAGGGAGAACTTATTGCAACTGACTTAGAAGGACACCAAATGGTTATTCCTCAAAGCCAAAAGGATAACTATATCCCTGTTGAATTAGAGGAGTTGTCTCCATATGAGACTCAAATGGCCAAAGGTTATGCTGAGATGGGAGCTATTAATAGTGAAATAGCTGAAGCATATTACCATGTTGAAAATGAAGCTGAATCTGCAACTACAAGATTAATTACAGGAGCATATAACGATTAGTGATCATTACATATGAGAGTAAAACTGGCAATGTAAGAAGGTTTGTAAAAGCGTTGCAACAAGAGCTAGACATTGAGGCAATTGAAATAACTGATGATACGATCATCAATCAAGAGTTCATACATATTACATATACGATAGGCTTTGGGGAAGTGCCTGAAAGGACTTTGAGTTTTATCAAAAAGAATAAAAATAAAATTAGAGGAGTTGTTGTTAGTGGTAACAAGGTTTGGAGTGATAACTATGGTTTAGCTGGAGACAAGCTTTCGGCTAAGTTCCACATTCCATTGTTATTAAAGTTTGAACTTAGTGGAACGAAACAAGACTTAGAGAAGATCATTCAGGAGGTAAAACTTATTGACAAACACAATACCAAAGTGGATCAAGCTCAATAATGAGATCATGATTCAGAAAGATGGGAAGTATCAATTCGAAAAGGATAAGGAGGCCGTACATAGTTACTTTGTTGATTACATAAATCAAAACACAGTCTTTTTCCATGATCTGAAAGAGAAGCTGGACTATCTGATTAAAAATGATTATTACGAGGAAGAATTCTTAAGCAAATATACATTCGAACAGATTAAATCAATCTATAAGATTGCTTACAGTTACAAATTCAGATTCCCTTCTTTTATGAGTGCCTTTAAGTTCTACAATGACTACGCATTGAAGACAAACGATAAAACAAAGATCCTGGAAAGGTATGAGGATCGTGTCTCAATTGTGGCTTTATATTGCGCTAATGGCAATTACGAGAAAGCTGTTGAGGAAGTACATACTATGATGAAACAAGAGTATCAGCCGGCAACACCTACTTTCCTTAATGCTGGACGTAAGCGAAGAGGTGAAATGGTGAGCTGCTTCTTACTTGAAATAGGCGACAGTTTGAATGATATTTCACGTGCTATTGATATCTCCATGCAACTTTCTAAGCTAGGTGGAGGAGTAGCATTAAATCTAAACAAACTAAGAGCCAAAGGTGAAGCGATTAAAGACGTAGAGAATGCGACTAAAGGTGTCGTAGGTGTTATGAAACTTCTAGATAATGCCTTCAGATATGCCGACCAAATGGGTTGATTTGGCCCCTTTCATCAGCAATGGTGATCGAAAACCTCTTTAATTCATGGGAACTCCTACAGGGACAATCATGAGCGAAGCAAGACTAAGTCTTGAACGTGCAACGACTAGCCGAAAGGCGTAGGCTGCAAGCTATTGGCAGTCGAAACAGGAGGCGCCCTTAGAGGGTGAAGATATAGTCTAACCTTCATGGTAACATGAAGCAGCCATATGGCGGGGCGTGCTTAGCGAACACGTTTGAATGGTCTGCAAAGACAAGGATCAGGAGCGGCTTATCTAAGTGTATTCCATCCAGACATTATTGATTTTCTCGATTAATTGGTAGTCGCCTGTTATAGCAATATGGCAGTGAAAACTTTGTGAACGCAAGCAAAAGCGGTGTCCTGGATCAGGGCTAACGGGGGAACCTCAGCACACAATGGTGGTGGCAATCCCGTGCCAAGCCGAGCACGAAAGGAGGTGAAACATTGAAGGCAGTATACAAAATAAGAAATATTAAAAATGGCAAGTTCTACATAGGAAGTAGCGCAAATTTTAGAAAAAGGAAGACAGAGCATTTAAGATTACTAAAGTCTGGTTCACACCACAATAAGCCATTGCAAGAAGACTTTAATACATATGGAGAGAATAATTTTCTGTTTGAAGTTTTATATCACTCTGATTACATAAATCGTTTTGATCTATATAAAAAAGAACAGGAATTCCTATCCAATTCTGAAAAAGAACAGTTGTACAATCTTTATGACAATGCATTTGGAATGTCTTACAAGGGAGAAAAAAATCCCATGTTTGGGAAGACTCATTCAGAGGCGGTTAGACGTAACTCATCCAAAATTAATTCAGGGAAAAATAATTATTGGTACGATAAGCCTGAACATATGGAGAAAATGCGGAGCAAGATAACGAAGCGTTTTGATGGAAGGAAGCACACTGAGGAAACTAAGCGAAAAATGTCTTTATCTCGTAAGGGAAGAAAAAAGACAAAAGAAACTTGTCTTAAGCTTAGTCTTAACAACGGAAATAGGGTCGGGATTATTGTAGATGGAGTTTACTATCATTCTATGTCAGAAGCCGGTAGGCGACTAAATATTAGTAGAAACACAATAAATAGTCGTGTAAACAACCCAAAATTTAAAAATTATTTCAGGTGCTCGGAAGGTGTAGAGACTAATTGTAAGCCGGAGATTAGCGCCGGTTGAAGCGCAAAGCATCTTACTAAGATGAAGATATAGTCCAGCCCCCTTAGAAATAAGGGGATAGTTGACCAAAAAAATCTCAGCTGATGAAGATGTCCGAGTTAAAACACTATCCATTGGTGTGGTTGTTCCTGATAAGTTCATTGAACTGGCAAGGGAAGACAAGGACTATTACATGTTCTATCCTCATTCAGTTTACAAAGAATACGGGCAGTATCTCGATGAGATGGATATCAATGATATGTATGATGAGCTTGTCGAAAACCCGAGGGTTAGAAAATCAAAAGGGAATGCTCGAAAGTTGTTGGAGCAATTGGCCATTCTAAGAAGTGAATCTGGCTATCCTTATATCATGTTTGCTGACAACGTAAATAAAGTGCATCCAAATGAACATATTTCAAAAGTGAAGTTTTCTAATTTGTGTTCTGAAGTCCTCCAATCATCACAGGTATCAGTTTATACAGATTACGATCAAGAAGATGAAATTGGATTAGATATCTCTTGCAATCTTGGCTCAATGAACATTGTAAATGTAATGAGTAATCAATCAATTGCTTCAACAGTCAGAATAGCTATTGACTCACTGACCACAGTCACAAGGAAAACAAACATTGTAAATGCTCCAGCTGTTGCGAGAGCAAATACACTAATGAGATCAATTGGTCTAGGGCAGATGAACCTTCACGGATTTCTAGCTCAAAATAATATTGCTTATGAAAGTGAAGAAGCTAAGGATTTTGTTAATACATACTTTATGATGGTTAACTTCTACTCCCTGCAGCGTTCAATGGAAATTGCACGAGAAACAGGGGAGACATACTACAAGTTTGATGGTTCGACTTATAAATCAGGCGAGTATTTCGAAAAGTACATAACAAATGATTATAGCCCTCAGTATGAAAAGGTTAAAAAACTATTTGGAGATCAGCATATTCCGAATATTGAAGATTGGATGAAGCTTAAAGAAGATGTGATGAAATATGGACTGTATCACTCGTATAGGCAGGCTATTGCACCTACGGGAAGTATCTCATATGTTCAATCATCTACAGCAGGTGTAATGCCAATTATGGAGCGAATTGAAGAACGTACCTACGGTAACAGTAAGACTTATTATCCGATGCCAGGTTTATCACCTCAGAACTGGTTCTTTTATAAAGAAGCTTATGACATGGATATGTTTAAGGTAGTTGATCTTATTGCAACGATTCAGCAGCATGTCGATCAAGGAATTTCATTTACCTTGTTCCTGAAAGATACGATGACAACGAGAGACCTGAATAGAATAGATCTCTACGCTCATCATCGAGGAATTAAGACCTTGTACTATGCGAGAACTAAGGATACTGGTCAGGATTCATGTCTATCTTGTGTTGTCTGATTAACTCTATAAAAATAGTATTCATACAATAGTTCAGAAATTAAAAGAAGGATATTCATTAAAATAGCATTTGTTAAATTCCCTTCAAAACACAGTGATAGCCCTAGATTAACAAGGAACATAAAGATAATTTTTTTAACGTTTTTATTCATAAGTAAAACCATCCTCTTATAATTTTAGGGGCTTTATTACCCCGTATATAAGGGCTTCAAAGAGGGTGGTTTTACAGTGTCAAATCTAAAATTTTTTAAGATAGGAGAATATTTTTGACAAAAATTTATGACGCAGCAAACTGGTCAAAGCATGAAGACGATTTTACCCAAATGTTCTATAACCAAAACGTGAAACAGTTCTGGCTTCCGGAAGAGATTGCTTTAAACGGCGATCTCCTCACATGGAAGTATCTCGGGAAAAACGAGCAGGATACTTATATGAAGGTACTTGCCGGACTTACTCTTCTTGACACAGAGCAGGGGAATACGGGAATGCCGATCGTGGCTGAACACGTAGACGGCCACCAGCGGAAAGCGGTGCTGAACTTTATGGCGATGATGGAGAACGCTGTCCATGCGAAGTCGTACAGCAACATCTTTCTAACTTTGGCTCCAACCGAGAAGATCAATGAAGTCTTCGAATGGGTGAAAAACAATAGGTTTCTTCAAAAGAAGGCTAGAACAATTGTTTCAATTTATAAAGCAGTTGAGAAGAACGATGAAATTTCCTTATTCAGAGCAATGGTTGCATCTGTGTTTCTAGAGAGCTTCCTTTTCTACTCAGGATTTTATTACCCACTTTATTTTTATGGACAAGGGAAACTCATGCAAAGTGGAGAGATCATTAACCTGATTATTTAATAGTCCCTTTTGTCGGCAACGGCAAATGTGAACCTCTCTAATTGCTGGAAAATCCTTATTAGGACAATCAGCAGCGAAGCTATGCGAACCCAAAGGAGGTGAAAATGATAAGGAAAGAAGTCGAAGAAGCACCTTGGTGGATAACGGAAACGGGAGTTATCATATCAAAAAAATTAAAGAAACCAAGAAAGACATTTATTACTCCACATGGCTATGAAATGATAGGATACACGCATCCGAAAAAAGGAACACAGAACTATTTAGTACATAGGTTAGTCGCAAAATATTTTATTCATGATATACCAAAAGGAATGTTTGTAAACCACATAGATGGAAATAAACTAAACAACCACGTTCGGAACTTAGAAATAGTTACACCTAAAGAAAATACTCTACATGCAATGAAAATTGGATTAATGTCAGGACAACCTGGAGAAAGTAATTCAATGTCAAAGCTCACTAATATGGAGGCAACAAATTTAATCTATGATTTGATTGCTGGAATGAACAATGTTGAAGCTGGTGAAAAATACAGCCTTCATCCTCGTTACGTTAGTCTAATTCGACATAAAAGAAGATGGAAGACTTTATGGGATCGCATAGAACGTTCAACGACTATCGCATAGGCGGCGAAATTCCGCAAAACGAGTAGGGCGCAAGCTATTGGCGTGGGTGAGAACCCCTTAAATCGAAACGGGAGGCATCCTACTGGGATGATGATATAGTCTGCTCCTTACGGTAACGTAAGGCGGTTGCGGTAAGGCAACGAACCGATAGTAGCGAAATCGGTTGAACTAAGGGTATTAGAGACGAAGCGATACACGGCGTATATGTAGGTTTATTAGCTCAAGAGATTTATAAGAAGCAAACGCCACAGAAGCAAAAAGAACTGTACGCATGGGCTTTAAACTTACTGCAGGAACTTTACGAAAATGAACTGGAGTATACAGAAGATGTTTATGATCAGGTTGGATTAGCTCCAGATGTAAAGAAATTCATCAGATACAACGCAAATAAAGCTTTAAACAATCTGGGCTTTGATCATTGGTTTGAAGAAGAGGATGTTAATCCAATTGTTATCAATGGTTTGAGCACTAAGACTAAATCCCATGACTTCTTTTCAACTAAAGGAAACGGGTACAAAAAAGCCACGGTTGAACCATTAAAGGATTCTGATTTTATTTTTACCGAGAAAGGGTGTATTCAATGAGATTGATTAAATTAGAGCAGCCTAATTGCAATCCATGTAAAATGGTGTCCAATTACTTAGAACAAGCAGATATTCATTTTGAGACAGTGGACGTTACACAGGAACCAGAAGTAGCAGCAAGATTTGGTGTCATGGGAGTACCGGTAACCATTCTGCTGAGTGATCAGGGAGAAGAAGTAAACCGAAGTGTTGGTTTTAAGCCTAATGAACTTGATGAGTTATTAAAGGAATTACGATAAAAGGGTAATTTTATTGTAATTAAAAGGAGGGCTGACCATACTCGGTTGGAATTTTAACAGGCTTTTATGGTGGAAGTACATATTGTTGTTGATTTTTTTAATCACTATAATACCCTTATGGATAATTGATTGGATAACTTTCTGTAAGATTAAACGTGTAGACTGGATTATTCAACGGTATTCAGATTGGGCTGCTTATTTAATTTTTGGATAGCAAATGTTACACATAAAAAAACTAAAACTAAAGGAGTTAATATATAATGCAAATTAAAATCAAATATTTAGATGATACACAAACAAGAATCCGCAAAATTGAGCAAGGAGATTGGATTGATCTTCGGGCAGCTGAAGATGTAACAATCAAAAAAGATGAATTTAAGCTTGTCCCATTAGGTGTTGCAATGGAGCTGCCTGAAGGTTACGAAGCACATGTCGTCCCTCGTTCAAGTACATATAAGAACTTTGGCGTTATTCAAACAAATTCAATGGGTGTTATCGATGAGTCATATAAGGGAGACAACGATTTCTGGTTCTTTCCTGCTTATGCATTGCGTGATACTGAAATTAAAAAGGGAGATCGGGTTTGTCAATTTAGAATTATGAAGAAAATGCCGGCAGTTGAATTGGTAGAGGTTGAGCATTTAGGGAATGAAGATCGTGGCGGACACGGTTCAACGGGGACGAAGTAAGTAAAATTAAAAACCTTGGCTGTATTCATGCTGTGATCTGAACAATGGAGGTTTCAGCCAAGGTACATATTATCATATGAGAGAATGCATAAATTATTCAATATTTATTGATGACGAGTTATTTTTAATACTATAACTCAATTTTTCATAGAGCATTCTTAAAATGTAAAAGAACCAATACCCTATTAAAGTACCTATTGTGTTAAGGATTAAATCATCTACATCAAAACTTCTGTAAATCGATCCTATATACACTGAAAACGAAAGCTGTATTAGTTCAATAAATAGAGATATGAAAAATCCAGTTAGCAAAATCCTTTTTACGTTATTTAACTTCGCGAATAAAAAAGGAAACAACAAGCCAATTGGCAGTAATAATATTAGGTTTCCTCCAAGTGATCTAATTACATAATATTGCAGTCCTTCATGGTAAACGTCTACAAAAAAGTAAAACGGGATAAAGTTATTTCCTGATACAAAAGGGATATAAGTGTCATCCTTCGTATCCTTAATTAAATTAGCATCTATTGGCATAGGGAAAAGTGTAACACTTATCAAGTTGAAAAAGTAAACCAATAAACAGAGGATAACGATATGTTTATGTACTGGCAGCCGACCTTTTTTGTAAAGGAATCGTCTAATGAGTCTATAAAATATGAAGCAAAAATAAAGAACCATAAAGTATTGCAAGAAAAAAGCTGAGTCTAGCATAAATACACCACAATTTCCTTTTTGGTTCATTTTAACATATTTAGAGAAAAGGAGATGAAACAGATTTTTTTATCTAATATTTAAGGAGGAAAGAGATCATTAACAGCAAAGAAAGAGCTTTACAAGCAAAATATGACGACATGCTTTATAGGAATGGTCTTTGCTTTGGATTTCTTCAGTTGCAAGGACTTGAAGATGAATTTATTGAACATATGAGACAAGTTGCTGAGTACGAGAAAGACCTGAGATACAAGAAGGCAGCAGCTAACTTCATGAAGATGCATGACCAAAATAAACTGGGTGGGTGATTAATTGTTTAAGGATAAAAATAAAATAATAAAGAGTATTGAAAAGATCAATAAACTTGAAGAAGGGTTGGCACTATTTGAAGAAGGTGACGAAGAGTATTTAAGTGTATTAGTGAAAATTCAGGGGCTATATGATGAAATTGCAGATACTGCTTTAGAGTGTTTTAAAGAGATGACAACAAAAATCAGGAAAACTGGTCAGAAACGAATTGGAAAAGGGATCGATCAGTTGCCATATACAATTAAAGAAAACATTGCTGATCAAGTGAATGAATTAAAGGGGAGCTTTTTGGATGAAAGCAAATATTAATGGTATTGAATTTGAGGGTACGCCCGAAGAAATAAATGAATTGATTAATTTACATGGATATAAGAATATGCTGCAAGATGATTTATTAATGAGGAACTCTGACCAGCATAGCCGAGTGAATAGATCAAGACCGACTAATTTATTTAAAGTAGGGGGTTATGATTTCCATGACTCGCCTAAATGCTTAATTATCACTTGATTAGAGTAGTAATAAATCAAAAGACAAATATAAAATAAGGAGATGTTTATTATAACATATGTAACTTTATTTCTAGCAGCTTATCTAATTGCATTAAACATTAATGAGGTCAGATTGATTGTTCGAGGAGAAGGTAATGCGTATAGAAAAGTAAAGAATGTGGTCGATAATTCATCATTAGAAAATATGAAACGAAATAAGAATTTGATTTACCTGTTCACTTTGCTTAAGGGGATATCTTTCATTGTCCCTTTGGCTTATATCGGATTAATTATGCATGATAACATTCTAATGCTTGCTTGGACAGCAGTTTCACTTATTTATGTTGTCCTTAGTATGTTTAAAGTTTTAGATGTATTAGACGGTGAAAAAACTAAGCAAAATACATATATTTACTGGCTGKTTGTTTGTGGGAATTTCCTTTTTGTTGTATTTTATTTGGCAGGTGTATTCTTATAAAATATTTAATTAATGCTTTGTTTTTTCATATATAATTCAAAAAAGGACTGAGAAACATGACTCAATTCGATAAACAATACAATTCAATTATAAAGGATATTATCAATAATGGAATCTCAGACGAAGAGTTTGATGTAAGAACCAAGTGGGACTCAGATGGAACACCGGCACATACTCTAAGTGTAATSAGTAAGCAAATGAGATTCGACAACTCAGAGGTTCCGATTTTAACGACAAAAAAGGTTGCCTGGAAAACAGCCATTAAAGAGTTGCTCTGGATTTGGCAGCTGAAATCTAATGATGTTAATGATTTAAACAAGATGGGCGTACATATTTGGGATCAGTGGAAACAAGAAGACGGCACCATCGGACATGCATATGGATTTCAGCTGGGGAAGAAAAACAGRARTCTAAATGGAGAAAAAGTGGATCAGGTAGACTATCTTCTTCATCAATTGAAGAACAACCCGTCTTCACGCAGACATATTACAATGCTGTGGAATCCTGATGATTTAGACGCAATGTCCTTAACGCCATGTGTATACGAAACTCAATGGTATGTGAAGCAAGGTAAGCTCCACCTCGAGGTAAGAGCACGGAGCAATGACATGGCATTGGGAAATCCATTCAATGTATTCCAGTACAATGTGTTGCAGCGCATGATTGCTCAAGTGACTGGTTATGAGCTTGGTGAATATATCTTTAACATTGGGGATTGCCATGTGTACACACGTCATATAGACAATTTGAAAATTCAAATGGAAAGAGAACAGTTTGAAGCACCTGAACTATGGATCAATCCTG